GCCGCCACTTCAACGAGACCTTCAGTCGAGGAAGATCTCGTCGGTGTCAATGCCGGCGCCACCTCCGAAGCGGTCGGCGTCCGCACGGAACACCGCCACGTTCGCTCCTGCACTGAAGCCTGGCAGCTTGCCGTTCTTGTAGGCGTACAGGTTCGCCGTGACTGCGACCACGCAACCCGGGTAGATCTCGTGGGTCGTGGAGCCCAGCGGCTTCAGCACCGGGAATGACAGCAGGTCGGGGTCTGGCACTGCCAGTTCCGACTCGTCGTTCACGATCGCCTTCAGCTCGAAGTCACCGCCCTTGGGACCGATGATCTTCACCGCTGCCACTGCCTCGGGCGCCAGCTCCGCCGTCTTGTCGGACACCAGCTTGAACGGGGAGTTGAACACCTGATCCGCCAGGTCACCCTGGATCGACTCGATCAGCTGCTTGACTTCCTTCGGGTCGAGCGCATCGCGCTTCTCGCCCGCCTCGTGCTGAGCCTGGCAGTAGGGCAGGAACACTCCCACGCAGTGGTCGAGCACCTTCTTGAACTGCGTGTCGTTGACCAGCAGCAGGAAGTCAGGTGCGGCAGACCCCACATCCTTGGCCGGGTAGCTCCCCTTCAGGCTGCGGTCGTACGCCTCTTGTGCGGTGAACGTCGGGTAGGACAGACGACCGTAGAACGTGACGTTCTTCGGATCTTTGGACATAACTCTCCTCCTTGGAGAATCGGTGTGAACCCCCGGACCCGTGTGGCCCGGGGGTGTACTGCAAGGAACTTCAGTAACGCAGGCTGTAGTTGTCAGCCGCCATCATCAGCGGCTTGACCTCTCCAGCCAATTGGCCCACAACCTCGGCGAGGAACGTGGGCCGTGACACCAGGCTGATGTCCAGCACGGTGTCGATGGAACCGTTGCACGCTTTGATGGCGCTCTTGGCATCACGACTGCTGTCGTAGTCAGCGATCGTGATGACCGCACCCCAGGTCTGGTCCTCGAACAGCGGAGCCAGCGTCTCGTAGTGCGTGCCGCCGTACTCCGCGGCGTTGAGCACAGCCTCCACCGTGTACTCACCCGGTGCCCAGTGGGTCGTGGTGTTGGACACGATGGCCAGGTGAGCGTCCGCTTCCCAGCTCAACGCCACCACATCGCCCACGATTGCCTCCACCGTGGACTCCGACATCGAGCCGGACACATCCAGCACCACGAGGTTGGGTTCCTGCGGAGCGTGGAACACCTGTGCTCTGTGGTCCCCGATCGTCGGGCGCTTGGAGTTCATGACCAGCATGGACTTGAACACCATCTCGCCCTTCTTGCCGGGCAGTGCGGTGACCACGTCCTTCAACTTTTCGGCCACCTTCTGGATCGAGGCTGCGATCTCCACCCTGGCGGAGGCCCACAGCTCGGGCAGGATCTCGCCCTTCGGCTTGACCTCTCCGAAGATGATGTCGCCGTGGCGCACCACATCAGGGACGACCTCGACCAGGTAGTCCTGCAGCAGGTCGGAGTGCAGCCCGCCTTCAGCGGTCAGTGCCTCGACCACCGGGGACTTGAACAGCGTGTGAACCAGGACACCCAGGTCTTGCGCGTTCAGCTGGTACAGCTGAGCGAAGAACAGTGCGGTCTCTATGTCAGGCAGCATCGCTTTGAGCATCCCGGTCGGGAATGCCAGGTCGTTGCTGAAACGGATGATGGTCATGTCGTGCTTCATGCTTCCTCACTTTCCGCTGCCGCAAGTGCGATCAGCTCTAGGTTCATGCTCAGGTTCAGAGCCTGAACAGGTGTCAGTCGTGGATTACCCACCAGTGCTTCGGCCGCCTTGATGTAGTTGGCCGGCGGGTTCTTGCCATCTATCAGCAGAACGAACTGAGGTTTGTTCGCTGCCATCGACAGTTGGTTGTTGCGCTCGATCATCGACCTCAGTGCTGAGGTCTTGACCATGCGTAGTTGAGTTTGACCGATCAGCTTGCGCAGCGACTGACCGTCGCCCTGCTTGCCACCGACCTTCACCCCCTTCTTCGTGAACGAATCGAGGATGTCGTACATGGGCAGCACCGTGGTGTTGAGCAGCTCCTCCATGTCCACATCCGTGGCCATGTCGGGCAGCAACCCCAGTGCGTCGACCATGATCTTCGCCAGGTTGTTGCGCTCGGTCCGAGACTTCCTCGGGTCACGAACAGGCAGGTGTAGAAGCCTGTCGTCCAGCGCTGGATCGTAAGCGATCACAGAGTTGGACGCCCCGATGATGAAGACCTTCGGCAGATGGAACGCGCCAGCCCTGCGGCTGGTGAAGATGTCGAGCAGACCGTTGTACACCTCCGGAAACCCACGTAAGAACTCGTCGAACAGAAGGATGTCTCCCTCTTTCAACTGAGTCCAGAACGTGGCCGGCAGCATGCGCAGGCGCATCTCGTCATCAGTTCCGTGGGGCATTTGCACCCCTTCGATCTCCAACGGGGACAGCCGGCTGACGTTGATGATGTGCAAGTTCACACCCAACAGGTCAGCCAACTGTTCAACGCTGGTGGACTTACCGCATCCCGGAGGCCCCACAATGTGTGGCATCGGAGAGCGGACGTCGTACGCCATGCTCATGGTGTACAGACACATCAGTTGTTCAATCATCAGCGAACTCCGCAGACACCAAAGCACCGCCGCTCCCCGACGGGGGAGACAGGGAGCGGCGGTGAGATCTTGGTGACTAGACGACGGCGATCAGTTCGGTGCCGCCGTTGATCCAGCGAAGCATCGAACCATCGGTCTCGTCGAGCAGACGGAGCAGGACACCTTCGGTGTCGAGGTGAATGGCCTGCGCTCGCTGACCCTCGATGTCCTCTCCGAGGACGACCTCGGCCCACGGGTTGTTGGCACCCGTGAGAGTGGTGTTGAACTTCTCCGCAGCCTCCACGAGAGGGGCGAAGAAGGTGTCAACAGTGGCATCGAACTCCATCATCGCTGCGTGCTGAGCTCGCATGGCGAGGACGGCGTCCCAGGCGTCCGACTGCAGAACACAGGAACCGGAGTTCCCCTTCGTGTCTGTGCCCTCGACGAACGTGCGGCCGTCCAGGGTCTTGGTGATCTCCAGCATTGCTACCTACTTTCCGGGCTGTGTGCCCTTCGATTATCCCTCATCACGAGTGTGAATGAGGGGTGTGACACAACTGTTTCTGACAGTGGTGTCGTGGTCTTACCGGTACTGCGTGTGCGGCAGCACCAGGCCGCGCTCCTTGGCCTTGCGGTACAGCTGAGCGAGGCTCAGTTGACGCTGCTTCTGGTGCTGCTGGTTGTCCTGTTCCACCAGGTCCAGGACGGTGTCGTCGTCTGAGCGTGAGCCCAGACTTGACGAGTGTCTCGATCGTGAATCGTCATTCATGAACTCACCTACTCGAGTTTGTCCATGATGACATCGAGATCATCGTTGAAGTCCAACGTGGCGTAGGCCGTGGCCAGCTCGTCGAACTCCTCAGCCTCGATGCGGTCGGCGAGGACTGTGTAGATCTCACCGAGCAGCTGCTTGTCCGCGTCGAAGTGATCGCCGTGGTACACCGCAGCCATGCGGTAGCCGAGCACCATGTCGTCCATCACAGACGACATGTCGTAGCCGTAGCCGTGGTACTTCGCCAGGCGAGCGGCTTCGCGCAACCCGTTGTACCGGGAGATGAATCCGCGGCGCCAGTTGCCCCGCTTGTTGGGCATCATCGGCAACGGGCCTCCGACCTTCGGGTCGAAACCCGGGAACAGGTACGGACGCAGATCTCGGTACACATCCTGCTCCAGGTCATACCCCACCCCGAGCAAGCCGAAGTCGAATGACTCCAGCACCTGCGACAACGAGGTTGTCGGATGCCCGTCGACCAGTTTGTACACGATGTTGGTCTCGATGTTGTCCAGGCTGAACATGCGCATCGAGTTGGTGTGCCACCCTTTGAGGCCGTACTTCTGCCAGCGGAACCACACACGATCGAAGCGGTCGTCCAGGTAGTAGCCCTGGTCGAGCAGCTTCTGAATCGTGGTGAACAGCACACCTTGAGACGGTACGAACACGTCGATGTCGTGGAACGCCGAGTGTCCGTGCGCACTGGCAGCCACACAGGAGCCGGCGATGAACACCGGACTCCCGTGCAGCTGCCCGCGCAGACGAGTGATCGCTTGATCAGGCGTCGATGCCGGCGTCAGCGTCATTGTTGTCACTCACGACATCCAGCTCGAGCTCGATGAAGTCGTTGCCGTCGAGCAAAGCTTCGTACTCGTCCTTCGCTGCGGCCAGTTCAGCCTGGGCTTCAGCGAGCTCGGCCTTGGCAGTGTCGAGCAGCTCGGCACCCCGGGCCTGCGACTCGGTGAGACGCACGACTCGCTTGCTCTTGGACTCCACCTTGGTGGTGGCCTTCTCGACTGCAGACTGCGCAGCCTTGATCGCCTTGGTACGCAGCTTCTGCGTTTCCTGGGCGAGCTGCTCCTGCAGCTTGGCGATGCGCTCCATTGCGGTACTACGTGGGCTCATTGCCCCTCCTTTGTGGGTAGGTGGTGGACCCAGGTGGACACGGTTGTGTCCGGTTGCCTGGGTCCACCGACCCTCGCTCGTTCAGGGCTTGTGATTCAGCGAGGGTTGTCTGTGAACTTCGCGCCGTATGACCAGACGACGGAGTCTGGTGCATGACGCAGGGTGATGACCCCGTTGTGCAGCGAGTGCTTCACGGGCCCGTCGTAGTAGGTCCAGGGTTCGTACTTGGCGTACGACTGGAACTCCCGGCACAGTCCGCATGCCCCTTTGGAGCAGATGAACTGTGCCTCGATGTCGCCTGTCGTCAGCGTGATCTTGACCGCGTGGACAGGTGGATCGGCGCTTGGCATTGCTGATTCTCCTTGTGGAAGGTGACCCCGCTGCTGGCGGGGGAGCAGCAGCAGCGGGGCCACGTCTGAGGTGAGCAGTTTCACGTCATGCTCAGGACGTTGGCGATGAGGTACCACTCTCATACAACAGCGGGCTCCTTGGTTGTCGGATGTCGCCGTTGACTCACATGTTGTCCGGTAAGACAGTCACTGAGCTGTGCCTCCACAGCGCAGGATCTCTGCCCGAGATCCCGCTTGTCGTGACCCATGCGCTGCTTTACTCCCGGAACCACAGGAGTTATTCAGCCACGCCATCCCCGGGAGCTACCCAGGGAAACTTGTGTGTGAGCCACGCACTGCGGTGCTGCTCACGCTCTTACGAGGTACCTCCGTTGGACCGCAGCCCAGGCACTCTGTTCTACCCACTAGCCGGGTGCCTCGGCCGTAGTGAGGGAGCAGTTTCACGACATGCTCAGGTCGTTGAGGTCACGGGCAGTGACGGTAGATTCCACGCAACCATGCGGTGCGCGGGAAGACATGCCCGGTGTTGTTGTCGAACGTCTGCCACGACGCGGCGGTCTGCACCTGTGCTGAGATGCACAGGGCAGTAGCCGCGCCGGGCGAGTTGTGTGTCATCTCCCACCAGATCAGATCGAAGGCCTCGTTGTTGAGGTCACGATCATCATGGCTGTTGTCGGAGAACCGCAGCGGTGTAGTGCTGATGGGTTCGGGAGTCGTAGCGGAGGTGCAACCGGCAGTGACGGCAGTGATGCTGAGAAGCACCACTGCCGTCATTGCCTTCACACCTGACCCCGGGCAGTGGAGCCAAGGCCTGTCTCCACCACGCCCCAGGAGTCCCAGTCGTCAGGGACGGTAGGGCGAGTGGAGGTGGCTTGCGTCGGAACGGTGTGGTCCGGCTCCAAGACTGTCCAGCCGTCAGCCCGAAGACTGTTTACGACTGCGTTCACCCTGCGGTTCCACAGGCGATCGCTGATCTTTCGTGAGACGGAGGCGAACACTGGGTGCAACACCAGTCCTGCGGTGAAAGCCAGCAGGAGATAGCCGATGAATGTGGGAACGCTCATTTGAGCTCCTTTCCGAGAGAGTCTTGGTCACTATGGATGTCCCATCTGGTGTGACTCTTGACTCTTTCTCCTTATCTCTCTCTTTCCTTTTCCAACCAAAACCAGTTTTTTGGTATGTGACACCACGCATGGTGTCTGAGTTCGCAAACGAAGGGAGGTCGCAACCGATACGAGGTCGCAACCGAGAGGTGATTAGGAGTGAGATCCGCACTGAAGTGGAGCCATGTCGTCGCCCGGAATCAGGAGTGTCACCCGACGCTGGGGCGCTGGGACTGGGGTGTAGACACCGTAGTCACAAAAAGTTGACCCCCTTTATATATATACACTTTCCTTAAAGGGGTTTTTTTCGTTGTCTACATGTGTCTACATACCACCAAAGGGCCGGGTTTTCGTACTAACGTGCGAGAAAACCAGGCATCTGGGCTGAATGTAGACACCTCGGTGCCGGATGTAGACACCCTGTAGACAGTGAGGGGTGTCTACATTTTGAGGCTGATCACCGGACAACCTTGATGATCATCAACGGTGTCGAGTGATTTGAGCTACGCCGCGTAGCGTATGTGAAGTACCTATCCCGCAAACAATCACACACTCACACACACCTCGCCAAGATGGAGCCGGTCACTCAGTAGCCTGAGTGCAAACGTCACGCGACTAGGCGAGGAAGTTTCTGTTTGACGTTATTGAAGACGTCAACGTGTGAGCGTGTGAAAAAAAGCGGGATAGAAAATAAGAGAGGAGATCCCCGAAGGGATCTCACACTCTTAACGACCGCGGCGTGCGATCATTGCATCGATGGCAGCGATTGCTCGCTTTTGTCCATCGACCATCTCTTTCCATTCGGCAGAGCCGACAGCCATGTTGTTGGCCTTCGCGTCTTCACGCTCAATCTTGTGCTGACCCGCCAGCTCCTTTCGTTGTTCGATGAGAACACCGAGGACCTGTGCGGACAGCAAGTCAACACCGGCTGAATCAGCGGCACGCTGTTCCGGAGTACGAGAGATGTTAGCGATTGCAGCAGCTGAAGCAGCACCGAGCAGACTTTGCAGTGGATTCTCAGACATGTGAGACAGTCCTTTCATTGGCATCATTACCAAAACCAGACACAACCTAATCAACCACAACACCTGAAATGGATTTCAGTAATACCCATATCCATACATATCAATATGTATAGGGGGTATAGTGTTGTGTTATTTGTTTCTATTGTTTGTTTTGGTACTTCACACAAAAGTTTCCATTTTTCACCCTTGACACCTAACCGCACCCAACGAAACCCCTGAAAAGCCCTCTGTGGGTATCCCGTCCCTACAGTTGCTGTGGGTGTTTCCTGTTGTTGGCGTCCGGGTGATGGGTTCGCTCTGATCTGAACCCATGCTGAGACGTTTCGTGAGACAACCCGGCCGCATGTGGGATACCCAGGGATGGGTGTGGGGGTTCGCGTCAGACCCGATCTTCCGCCGCGGCGTCCGATATGGTGGCCCAAGAGCAGCGGTCATCGAAGGGGCGTCACGTCGTGGTCGATTTCAAGGGTGGTCAGTCCCAGTTCAAGAAGCAGGCTGACAGTCCTGCCGCGCCGTTGGGGATGGCGCAGGCGTCCGAGCGGTTCGCCCGCGACCAGGATCTGTGGATCGACCAGGGCCGGAAGGGTCTTCAGCCGTGGGCTCCTCAGGATTCGATGATGGAGGTCGCCCCGCAGTGGTACACGGGGGCGAATGCCGGTGGCACGGAGAACGGGTGGAACACCGACTTCTACAACCAGATGATCAAGCAGTCGAACGTCTGGCAGCAGAAGGCGTTCGATGAGGATCGGGCCAGTGTGTTCTTCTCCCAGTTCGATCCGGGCGCCGACACCGAGGGCTACAAGGCCACGGGTGTCGTGACGTGGGACGACGAGAAGAAGGATCTGCGGTTCGGGGACATCTTCGTCAACGGCCAGAAGCAGGGGAACGTCTACGACACGTTCGACGCGAAGACGGCCGACACGATGATGTCGGACTTCGTGATGACCCGGGAGGAGAAGGGCCGGGAGTTCGAGGCGTTGCGCTCGAACCCTGAGGCGTTGTCCCTGGCGGTGAACGCGAAACGCAGCGAGCGGTCGGAGCAGGCGTTGTACGCGCCACAGGCCGAGCAGTACAAGGACGATCTCGAGGCGACGGAGAATCGGTTCGAGGGGTGGCAGAACAATGCGCTGATCGCCGGTGCCGGTCTCACCACAGCGGCGCAGGGTGCCGCGTTCGGCAGTATCGGCGGCCCGGTCGGAGCGGCGATCGGTGGTGTGATCGGGTTCGGCCTGGGCACGGTGGCCGGGTACTTGAACCAGGACGAGCTGGTGGAGACGGCGGCCCGTGCCAGTGTGATCGCCAGTCGCGCGAATGCCCGGTATGAGGGTACGGACCAGTTGTTCGGCGGCGCCGGGACGTGGCTGCAACAGTATGCGCAGGTCGGCACGAAGTTGATGAACGTGACGCAGAACCTGAGCCACGGTATGTCGGAGGTGGGGTTCGGCGACATCGGTGACAACACGGTGGCGTTCTACGACACCAACCCGGATGGGTCGCGCAAGGCTCCGGGCTGGGTCCAGGTGCTGGATGTCGGGGCGGCGCTGGCCGATGGCGTGATGCAGTTCTCCAACCCGGCGGGCCGTGCGATGTACATGGGCACGATGAGTGCGATGACGATCGGCGGGGTGGGTCAGCTGGTCGTCGGTGAGGGATGGAACGAGGCCCGCGGGGATTTCGACCCCTACACGACCCGTCAGGAGTGGGTCGGCGCGATCGGCAAGACGACGATCGATGCGCTGCAGGTGGGAATGGCCGGCGCGATCGGACGGGCGGCGCAGGCGTCCCGGGCCAGTGCCGCGACCGCCACCGCGAGAACCACGCCGGGGCAGAGCGCGGATGACCTGGCCACGGCTGCCGCCCCGAAGATCCTCGGGAAAGTGACGGACAAGCCGTTGCAGTACACCACGTTGCGGGACGTGCAGGAGAGGGTCACCACCAAGGTGGCGGACGCCGTGCTGCCGACTCGTACCAGGGATTGGCTGGCCTCCCGTGCCGACGACGAGGTGTTGAACGGGATGCGGTTCCGCCGGGATGCTGACGGCAACATCGTGAAGATCTCCCCGACGTTGCAGTTGGCCGCGCCGAGCGAGTTCCTGCGGATGGTGCCGACTAGTTATCTGGCGCGGCAGGCCCGGATGCTGGATGACGGCACGGCTTCGTTCATGGACGACTACTACAACGCGGCGGTTGGGATGACTCGGCAGGGTTCCCGGTTCCGGGACGCGCTGATCACCGGGTATGCCGAAGGTGGTGAGGAGTTCATCCAGGCGGCGTTCGAGCCGATGAGTCTGAGCGAGGATCTCGATCCGGCGCAGATGGCGTGGGCCGCAGCGTACGGGTTCGCCGGCGGCATGGGCATGGGGCTGGGCACGCTGAACAAGCGGGCCACCTCCGATCAGGTGGTGAACAACCGGGCCCGGTTGCTGTACGCGATGCGGATGTCCGGGAATCCCCCGACCGAGCAGGAGTGGAAGCAGATCACCTCGGGGATGACGAAGTCGGAGATCGAGAAGCTGGCGATCGCCACCCCGAAGGAGGACGCCGAGGTCCGGGCGTTGATGAACATGCTGAACGAGGGCCAGAAGATGGCCTCGTTCGACTCCCCGGTGGCGCGTGAGATCCAGGATCTGCTGCGGCAGAACGCGGTGGCGGCGGACACCCGCAAGAAGGACTCGATCGGTGGCAAGTCTTCGCTGCTGACAGGCCGGTCCTCCTCACGGGTGGTGCTCGAGGACGGTCGTGTCGACGGCAACGAGTTCGCGGTGAACGCTGCGGTGATGTCGATGGAATCCGTGATGGAGAACCTGCTGACCAACGTCGATGGTCTGCAGACACAGCGCGAACGTGCGCAGCAGTTGCTCGACACGTACACCCAGGAGCTGGCCGCGGCGCAGGCCGCCGGGGATACGGATGCTGCGGCGCAGGCGCAGGACAACATCCGGGTGGCGAACGACACGATCGCGGATCTGGCGGAGACGGTACAGGCCGCCGAGATGCTGGTGGGCACCCGGCAGAAGCCGGGGCTGCTGTACGACCTGTACTTGAAGTACGTCCAGATCTCGTTCGACGATACGGCCGCCAAGACCGAGGCGACCCGGGTGTTCAACGAGAAGCTGAACTGGGTGTTCGAGAAGAAGTTCAAGGTGAAAGACCCGGCGACGGGCAACCTGGTGCCGGTGACGGACTCGATGGCGGAGGCGATGCGCAAGGTCGTCGAGCTGAAGATGGTCCGCAACCCGTTGACTGGGCAGGGATCGTTCGCGGTGTTCGTGCCGCAGGTGTCGCTGGTGATGTCGGCGGCCGACATCCACGGCACGATGAGCTTCGACGAGTCCGTGCTGAAGACGTTGAACGGCGATCACGACGGTGACAACGCGGTGGAGATCGCCAGTACCTACGAGCCGCCGGAGCAGCTGGCGAACATCCGGCGCGGCAACCAGTACGCACAGCGGAACACGACCTGGGTGGATGACCAGGGCACCGTGGTGGGATCGGACACCGGGTGGGAGATCAACATCGGGGTGCCGGATGCGGAGGCCATCTACATTGAGGCGTTCTCCGATCCGCTGAACCCTTCCGACCTGCACGACAAGGTGGTGCTGGGACTGCTGCGGTTGAGCGCCCGGCTGGAGCAGCGGTACGGCAGGGTGCTGCAGCCGGCCAAGGAGTTCCGGGCGCTGCTCAAGCAGTTCCAGGCGAACGTCCTGGCAAATGTCACGGACGCCCGCACGATCTTGGTGAAGGGGATGTACGACCTTGGCGGGGAGGCGCTGCTGGCGATGGGTGACAGCACGGGCCGCCCGGAGGCGCTGCAGATCTGGAACATGATCTCGGTGGAGTTCGACGCGATCCAGCAGGAGTTCGCCTACTGGCGCGACGTCAACCGTGAGGACGTCATCGTGAACCCGCTGAAGCCCGCGGTTCCTGCACCCAGTTCGGTGCTGAAGCGAGTGGCACGGTGGATGGCGAAGACGCATGGTGATGCGTTGATGATGCTGGGATCGGCGGCGCAGACCCGCCCCGAGCAGTTCCTCCACTACTCGGCGCTGTACAACTCGGCGACCGTGCTGGGCGCGATGGACGCCGATCAGATGGCGGACGCGGTCGCAGGCCAGGCGAAGCTGGTGGAGCTGTACGCGAAGCTGGGTGCCGGCAAGACGCAGTCGGACAGCGAGGGCATGCTGGGCCGCGACCGGATCCAGGAGCGCACGGTCTACTGGCTGAAGCAGATCATCGCCTCGGAGGGGATCGCCGGCAAGTTCCCGAACCTGTCGGAGACGGAGCTGCTGCTGTACGTCGCCAACATGCGGGTGCCGGCGGTGGTGAAGGACGGCGGGGTGTTCGGCATCGTGCCGGGCGAGCAGGTGTCGATGCTGCAGATGCTGCTCGGCAAGAGCCTCGACGTCGAGCTCGAGATGCAGGAGGGTGCCGATCCGGACTCTCCGATCATGAAGAAGATCCAGACGCTGCGCCCGCTGACCCGCAACAACGCCAAGCAGGGCGGCAACTCGAACACGGCGGCGCTGGCGATGATGGAGGTGTTCTCCGACACGTCGCTGTACGAGCTGCTGGGCAAGGCCTCGATGTACATCGGCCCGCATGTGACGCTGCGGCAGTTGATGGAGCTGTCCCTGTCGAAGAACGAGAAGGACCGCGCCGCGTTCATGGCGATGTTGAGGCGGGCGGCCGACTACTCGAAGAAACATGGGATCGGCAACCCTCCGTGGGGCGCGGACGTGCTGACGCAGACCGGGCCGGACGGCGCGCTGCAGATGAACTCCTACACGATGCTGATCGACGCGCTGGGTACCAGCACATCGGCGGAGCAGAAGAAGCGGCAGGACCGTTCCGACAAGGCCCGGCGCCAGTTCGAGAACGGGCTGAAGGATCTGTCGGAGATGATCGACGCCTGGGCCATGCTGTATCCGTCGCTGGATGCCTCCGACCGCCGGGCCGTGCTGAACGACATGCTGCGCACCGGGGACGAGCGGGTTGCCCGCAAGATCGCCGCGATGATCCCGAACGGCGCCGCCCTGGGCGTCGTCGAGGTGGTGGGCGGCGAGGTCCACATGCGGGACTGGGTGGAGCAGGCGCTCACCGAGACCGATCCGAAGAAGGCTGCGCTGATCTGGCACGTCAACACGTTGATCGCCGAGTGGAACGTGATGGCGAACACTCCGACGAAGGACAAGCTGGAGGACGGTGTCGAGGGGGTGGTGCGCTGGGATCAGATCCAGTCCCGGTTCCTGCAGACGGCGTACATCCTGAACACGCTCGAGGACGGCGGCCGGCAGCGGCAGTTGTTCTGGGAGGCGGTCGCCAGGGCGCAGAGCATCGAGGAGTTGTACACGCAGATCAACGCCAACCCGGTGTGGCTGGCCGGACGCCCGGAACTGCTGCCGTTCGATGACGACAAAGCCGGTTACGAGGTGAATGCCCGCAACCAGTGGGGCGCGGGGAACAGCCAGCAGCAGGTGCTGGATGCGATCGCCGACTTCTCCCAGATGGCCGAGCCGATGTCGAAGGCTCTTGTGCAGCGCAAGGCGGACAGCGACTCGAACGCCCGGATCACGACAGCGATGCAGGAGGAGCTGGCGTGGCAGAAAGACGAGATCGCCGCACGTATCGCGGAGAACAACAAGAAGCCGGTGAGTCAGCGGCAGACGGTGGAGGAGATCCGCGCCGAGGTGCAGAACACCGGCAAGGACACGAACTCCGCCGAGATGCTGGGGTTCCTGCGCCGGGCAATCCGCAATGCCCAGGCGTTCCCTGATGGTGTCGGCCCGAACGCGATGCAGCAGTTGTACACGGCGATGTACGACATGTTCTTCCGTGCCCACGACAAGGGGCTGCCGCCTGATCTGACCCGCCCGATGGGTGAGGCGATCACGATGGCCGACATGTGGGGGTTCGGCAATGCGTTGCGGGCGGAGTCCGCGGCGCTGACGACGCTGTCCTGGGATCAGGTGGCGACGAACCTGTCGAAGCTGGCGAAGGGCCCGGTGCGCATCCAGTTGGAGAATGGCCGCCTGGTCGAGTTGGACATGTCCGACGAGGAGACGGCGCTGCAGATGCTGCATGATCCTCGCACGCAGGAGTTCGCCAAGCTGGTGCTGTTCCCGACGATGCGGGACGTGAACCCGGTGGGTACGGTGCAGACCTACTCGAACGGTGTGCAGACCTCCAACATCGGACATCTGCTGCAGGACACCTCGTTCGCCTCGCTGTTCAACCCGACAGCGGACGAGCCGGAGCTGCGCCGGGCGTACCGCTACATCAGCATGGTCGAGGCGTTCATCCGCAACGCCGCCGTGGAGGAGGGCACCGCTGAGGCGTGGGAGGACGGGTTCTTCCCGATCTCCAACATGATTGACTCGTTCATCGTGGCCTACACGACCGCCGAGAGTGTCACCGAGCAGAGTCTCCAGCAGGTGCGGGACAAGCTGGTGATCGGCGTCTACCGAGTACTGAAGTCGTTGGCGAACGTGCAGAAGGCCTCTCTGCCAGACTTGCAGCAGTTGATCTCAGCGGAACTGCAGAAGCGGTTCTGGGGCGACGACACGGCGTACCTCGAGTACATCGCTCCGATGTCGGACGCGGAGAAGCAGCTCCACGAGGACACGGTGCGCGACCTCATGGGCCTGGCCGCCGTTGACCGGTTCGAGGAAGCCCGGATCCAGTTGAAGTCGGCCACCGATCCGGTGGTGCGGGCGGAGCTGGAACGCCGGATGCAGGAGGCGCAGGACGGGATCGACCACGCGAAGAATGCTGACCTGTCGGATCTGCTGGCGTTCCGGTCCCGCATGGAGTACGCCTCCGTCCTAAAGACGTTCCAACTCAGCCACGGTCGTTCCGCCGACGACAAGAAGTTCGACTTCGTGAAGAAGACGGCGATCGTCCAGTTCCTCGGTACGCAGGAGCGGATCAACAAGTTCGCCGGCTACAAGGCGAAGATCGATACGACCCCCGGCACCGAGCAGAACATCTACCAGCTGCTGGCGAAGTTCCGGGAGTTGGTGTGGACGAACAACGACTCGCGTGTGTTCAGCGAGCAGACGGCGGACGTGCTGACTCCCGAGCAGTGGGATCAGCTCGGGGAGTTCTGTGCCACGTTGACGATCAGTGAACGGTCTGTCCGGTCGTCCGACGACACCCGGGTGCTGCCGATCATCCTCGGCAAGAACGTCGACGACGTGCGGAAGCTGTACGACACGTCCTGGGCGTCGCTGTCCGACCCGCTGTTCCACCCGCGGGTGCTGGATGCCGTCGAAGCGATCGCTGCCACGACGCTCGACCCCCGCATGACTCGCATGGACGAGGCCGCGGAGCAGATCCTCACCGAGTTGTACCCCCAGAACAGGCTCGGGCAGTGGCACGACCGCATCCCGATGCACCTGGCGAAGGCGCGGAAGCTGCTGGACGGGGCCTCGGTGGAGGCGGCCGTGCAGATGGAGGGCGTCACGAACGACGAGATGGATGTGTGGATCGCCACAGGGTTCGCCACCTCGGAGGATGTGGACCTGGCGGCGCACACCACCACCCGTGAGTTTGTGCTGGACCCGAACACCTCGCTTGATCTGCAGGACTACCTGGATCGAGAGGCGTACCTGCGCATCCACAACCACGCGGTGTGGGAGGTGAACATCACTCCGGCGGACACGGGCGTGCCCGTGCCACTGCGCGACATTGTGGGCGACACGATCATGCTCGACGAGAACACGCGCTCGTCCCCTCTGAAGTCGCTGAACCTGGACGTGCTGCTCAAGTACCTGACGAAGAACCCGCAGCTGATCCCGGCCACCGGTGCCACGATCTCGATCACCTATGTGGACGTCAACAAGAAGCCGCCGGGCCCGGAGTACGCGAACAACGTGTACTTCGACGGCGTGGGCCGGGCGTCGGCAGGACGCAGCGAGGTCGGCCTGATCGCATCGATGCTGTACGCGGTCAGCGGTGTGTTCGGCACGGGGTTGCAGATCCCGCTGGACGCGATCACGAAGCAGGGCCAGTCGTTCCGGGCGTTCCGGACCAGCGCGTTGCGACGCACGAAGGACTTCGAGGAGAACTCGGCCACGCTCACGGAGATGTTGGAACGCAAGACGATGGCGCTCGCCACCGCGATGTTCCCGCATGGCCGGTTGCAGGTGGACGACCTGACCGCGCTCTACAAGTACGTCAAGTCCCGCCACGTCGTAATGGGGCGGAACCCGTCGACAGGTCTCAAGGAGGTCTGGCCGGCGGAGAAGTGGATCGCGTACGAATCCCAGGGCGGCACGATGCCCCTGGAGAGTCTGGACAAAGCTGGCGACCCGCCGAAGTTCGTGGCGAACAGCGAAAAAGTCACCCAGAGGATTCTGGGCCGGGCCGGGTACGGCACGGACAAGACGTACGTGGACATCATTGAGATGTACAGCACCCCGCAGTACAGCCAGGAACGGCTGGAGCGGCTGGGTCTGGGGGATCTTGGCGAGGAAGTGACGCTGGAGGAACTGGGGAACACCGTGCTCGGCAAGGTGGCCCCCGTTTCCAAGGCACGCCTGATCGCCTCCGATGAGCGCACGGACATCCGTACACTGCGGCAACTGCGGTTGCAGGAGTGGCAGGGTCAGCAGGCCGCGCAGGACGAACGCCGGTTTGAGAGCCGGCGCGCGATCAACGACCAGAACGAGGACAACAAGAAGCAGCTGCTGAACATGGTGCAGGCCGAGCAGTTGGGCGGCAAGCTGAAGTACCTCGGGCTGCCGGAGACCATGACGCAGGACGTCGTCAACGATCTGTTGAACTCGCACTACGCGAAGTCGCTGGAGAAGCTGATGGCCGGCTCGGGGATCCTGTTTGTGCATGAGCAGGCCGCGTCGAAGACCAGCAACGTCGGGCATCTGGTGGCCGCCAAGCAGGTGGAGGACGGGTTCAGCGGGATGAAGTTCCCGCCGACCTACGGCGATGGTGTGGTCATCGATCTGCAGTCGCTGCTCAATTACGCCGGGGGGATGCACACCAAGGCGGTCGAGGTCGGCACCAAGGTGGTGGAGGAGTACGCCCGTCGAGGTGTGATCGTCGTGCTCGCCAGCAACACGAAGACGACGCTGCTGCGCCAGTCCTTGAGCCGCGCGATGCTCGAGGGCGGTCTCGGGTACAAGGATCTCGGCAATGCCGGGCAGTTCTTCGTGCCGTCTACCGAGGACGAGGACTACGTCAACGAGACGGTGCAGGCGCTTGAGTCGACGCTGGTGGAGACCTCTCCGCAGCGCGCTGACAACTTCGAGCTGAACGCATGGGTGGACTGGCTCTCCGAACTCACCGAGGGCAACCGCGTCATCGATCCGGCACGGGCCAAGGAGTGGCGCCGGTTCAGCATGCTGCTGGTGCCGAAGAACTACTCGGTCTCTGTGCCGGGCACCAACGATCTGCTGCTGTTTGGCCCGCCCCAGAAGGGCACGGGTGAGACGGCGCAGTTCAACCGGATCGCCAAGCAACTGCTCGCCATGACGGACGACGGAGATCCGAACAGCCCCGGCTTCAAGCAGCTGCTGAGGCAGATGACTGACAAGAAGTACGGGAACGAGTACAAGGACTCGATCCCGTTCTTCAAGCAGAACCCTGACGGCACCACCAAGGTTGGGGTGAAACCGCCGGAGCAGGCGCTGAAGGACTTCTTCGACGCACTGAAACTGGGCAAGGAGGTCTTCGAGCCGGGCAGCACCGTGATGGCTGGTGACCTGTACATCCGCGTGGCCGGTGACGGCAACGTGCTGCTGCAGCGGATCGGGTTCAAGCTCCCTGAGAAAGAGGAGCACATCAAGAACCTGCGTCAGCAGTGGCAGGACCAGGAGGACGTTGACGGTACGCCGTTCCCGAAACTGCGGGTCGCGTTCGGTCCCGCGGATGTGGAGGCGAACTGGACCGTGCCACCCCCGTTGGAGGTGGAGGAGGTCGATCGGGACCGCCGCAAGCTTGAACTGGTGGGCCTGGTCACCGAGGATGCGGCGTTGAAGCTGCACGCCGAGGGCACTGGCAACAAGACCACGATCTCGTTCATGGACCCGAAGACGGGCTATACGTCCAACCTGTCGACGATCGCAGGCAACACGCGCGGAATCGCGTCGTACACGTCGACGGAGGGCATCGCCAGCAAGGGCAGTGTCCGGGGCGTATCCCACACGTTCCGCAACATGTTCGCCGTCACCGGGTGGGACATCGAGAACGAGTTGCTGGATGTCCTGGTCCCTGCCGGCGTGGTGGGTACGGACGCGGAGCGCAGAGAACTGCTCCGGATGCTTCTCGATGGCTGGTCCAAGATGAACCACGGGCTGACCAGTTCACAGATCCTGCAGTTGATGGATCAGGAACGGCTGCTCACGACGTTCGCCGCTGAACTGAACGAGTTGTTCGCGTCGGTGATGCCGGGCGCGGTACAGCCCCTCGGCATCGCCTTGGACACGAACCGCAGTTCCGCGATCGACAACATCGCCGTCGCGGTCCTGGCGGCACTGGCCGCACCGGGGGTCACCCCGGACATGGTGTTGTCGCTGCCGGGGTTCCTGACGGTGCCGGACTCGAACCGGGAGGCGATGGTCGGGTTCATGCCGGCGATCCTGTCGCAGTTGCTGAACGACCCGCGTCGGCCGGAGATGCGCCAGTACCTCCTCGACAAGGCGAACGCGGTTTTCCCCCAGATCACGCTTCCCGACGGTCGTGTGGTCCCGGAGCACTACTTTGACGGAGACCTGACCTTCTGGGTCCGCATGTACCAGGAGCTGCCGGACAAGAACGGCGCTCCGCAGAAACCGAAGACGATGCTGCGGCCGATGTCGCTGCAACTGAACAACGTGGTGGCGTCTGACAAGAACCCGATCGGGGCGGCGTATTCGTCGTTCTCCCGTGAGAGTGACGTTTCCCCGTTCAACTCCCGGATCACCGCCGGAGCGGTCGGCGGCCGGGTGCTGGTCAAGCAGCAGGAGGTCGGCAAGAAGGGCGCACGTAGGGTGCTCCCCACTCAGCAGGAGATCATCGACGGAGAGAACACCATCAGTCTCTTCGAGGATGACGCGGACACGGTGTGGCGCATGGTGTCCCGGATCATGCCGGAAGACCCGTCCTTCTCCCCGTTCAAGCATCTGACCCCGTTGGAGCATGTCCGGCTGGATTCCACGACGAAGGACATGACGTCGTACTTGCACGTCATCCAGCGCGGAGACACGGAGAAGGAACGGCAGGAATGGCAGAAGGCCGTCGTTCTCCGGAACAAGCTGCTGGATGACCTGGGGCTGACGCACGGGGAGTGGGCGGAGATCGACTTCCTGGTGCGCCAGTGGTACGGCACTCCGGGCCCTCGCACCGATCAAACGGACTACACCGAGCAGGTCACGGCGAAGATGTACATCGAGGCCGTGTCCGCGATGCGTCAGAACATCACCGGCCCGCACCGGCTGCACCCGTTGCACGGTGCGATGGTGCCGTTGGAGCATGTGGTGTTCTGGCGGAAGGTGTTCGAGGCCGGTGTGTGGTCGCCCACCAAGCAGATCAAGCGCGGCAAGTTCGAGGATGTCGAGAACGACTGGGGCTCCTGGGTGGAGACCCTGATGGGGCAGATGCTGGAGTCCCATCAAGAGTTCATGGCGATGTTCCTGTCCCCGCTGGACGGGTTCTGGGTGACGTACCAGGGATCGAACCCCAACTTCAACACGATGAGCCTGAGCGTGAAGCAGGAGATCGTGGCGAAGATGATGGATGCCGACGGCAACCGTCCGTACCTGTCGGTCGATCCTGATGCACGGGTTCTGATGCAAGACCCCGCGATCCTGGAGTCGATGAGCATCACCCACAGCCTGCTGGCCGGGCTTCCGAGTGATGAGTACATGGCGAACCAGTTGCGCAGCATCAAGATCACGGAGATGAGCGACCGGATCGCGTACCAGAAGGCGTGGCTGAAGAACAACAAGGCCCGCCCCCAGAAGAAGAAGTCCGTGAAGGACTACGCCAAGAACGGTGCGCAGTACCAGGAGTCGCTGCGAGACTCGTCGCTGTTCCTGCGCGGCGCGGTGCATCTGTCGCTCACGACCCGGCTGTTCAACCCTGCGCTGTGGGTGTCGGCGTTGGGGGAGTCGTTCTTCCGTAACCAGATCGAGAACGTCACCAACATCTTGTCGGGCAACAACCTGGGCCGGGGCGGGAAGACGACGGCCGCGATTGGATCGAAGCTGGGGGTCGAGCCGAAGTTCTCGATGGAGCAGCTGAAGATGCTCGACCAGTTGGCGACGATCCTCGGGGACTCGACCGAGTTCATCGGGGAGATCTTCGGTGAGATGACCTACAAGTCCGGGCTGCTCGAGCCTGGTGGCACGGTCAACGCTGAGGGACAGACTGTGCCAAGTGGCGGGAAGGTCAGCCGAACACTGGAGCGTACGGCTACGACCGTCTCTCGCGTGATGAGCGATCCGACGATCGGGCAGTCGCAGAAGTCGGTGGCGATTCGCTACCTGGCCGCCGCTATCGAGTACCTCGAACTGGCCCCGAACAACGTGGTCAGCGTGGAGACCTTGGTCGCGGAGATGAAGAAAGACCCGCTGTGGCTGAAGAAGAAGTTCAGTACCAAGAAGGCCAACCCACATCAGATGGGCATCAACGCGGTGGGCAACATCCGTTCGCAGAAGAACACGGTGGCCGCCAAGCTGTTCATGCGCCCGATCGAGACGCTGTGTGCGCAGGAGGGCTTCGGCACATGGATCGGGCACGCGCTGAAGATCCCGTTCCTGTTCACGCGCTTCAACGTCAACGCACTGACCTACCTGACCGGCATGACCGGTGTCGATCAGATGGTGGCGATGACGTTGTCTGGACGCGAGAACCCGTGGCGGTCGTGGATTGTGCGCAACCGCAGCAAAGACCCGTCACTGGAGTTCAAGCCGATGGACTTCAACGACGTCATCGAGACACTGGATCTGTCCCGGCTGTTCGTGCGCGGCATGGTGACGCAGGCCGGGCTGTTCGCGTTCGGCATGATGGGCGCCGAGATCCTGGGCTTCGGTGGGGAGGACGAGGAGGAGAAGCGCCGCCGCCGGCAGGCCACCTACCTCAACATCCCGCTGGTCTACGACCCGCAGAAGGCGGCCAACGACTTCCGCTACCAGGACGCCATCTTCTTGGATGACATCCCGATGCTCGGCACGCTGTTCAAGAAGGACGAGAGTGGCCGCGCCGCGATCGTCCCGCACTGGGTGCTGCGTCAGTTCACCTCCCCACTGATGGGGGTGGTGCGGTTCTTCGAGACCGGCGACATCCGACTGATCTCGCAAGGGTTCCTCGATGGGGTCTCCGCGATCCCGAACTCGGTGCTCAGTCTGTACCGCGATGCGGATCTCACAGCGAAACTGCTGCAGGAGTCCGCGGAGGCGGATGCCCGGGTGGAATCCCCTGAACGATTGAGCACCACCACACTGCTGGGTATCTCCATTGTCGGGATGTACGAGAAGGCGCTGATCGAGAACCAGTTCGTCAACGGCATTCGCAGTGCGTTCGACAAGTATGACCGCAACCCGTGGCTGGTGGCGATGACCAACCCGAAGGACGGCGGAACGCTGGACCTGCAGCAGGGGTCGAGCCTGCCCCAGCAGACCGACGCGCTGCAGCAGTACCAGAAGGAAGTTCCGGTGCTGGACGACAACGGCGAGCCGGTGATCGGGGCTGACGGGAAGCCGGTCATGGAGCCGGTCAGCGGGCTGGCGTACATGACCCGCAGCGGCGGGGACGCCTACCTGCACCAGTACGCGGAGAACAACGCCACGGCTGCCGTGCTGCTGTCGCTGTTCACCGGGCAGATCACGGGGCCCAGCTCCTTCGCCCGGGAGAACATGGTCGTCAAGACGCAGAACGTCCCGACCGAAGCGGTGGACAACGCGACGCTGGAGGCACTGGTCTACGCCAGGTTCTTCGGTGCCGGAGGCTCGGGACTGCTGTCCCAGGACGACATCGGGTCGATCCTGAAGACGCAGGCGGAAGCCGCGGATGTCTGGTGGAACCAGGGCGACATCGATGCGCAGTCAGGCAAGTTGTACAAGGAGCAGCTGCAACAGTTCGACAGGCTGAAGGCCGCGCTGATCCCGCAGTTGGAGCAGCGGGACATCGCGGCTGGCGTCTCCTCCTCTCCTGAATCGCTGGAAGCGGAAGCCGATGCGATGGCTGACGCGATGATGATGGGCACCTCGATCTCGAGGAATGGCCGGGAGGAGCTGTCGATCGAAGGCCAGGAGGCGATGGTCAAGTCGCTCATGGCCGGACTGGTCACGCTTGACGATCCAGGGTTCCAGGGGTTCTACGCCTCGCAGGAACAGCGGGATCTGCTGCAGGCCCGCATCCTGGATCGGATCGTGCAGGACGGCGTGAACCGTGGCATGACGGAGACCGCGGCCAAGTTCCGGGCCAACAGGTACTACTTCGGTGACAGCACTGACCCGAGTTCACCAGGGCTGCGGGAGATCCTGTACTCCAACCAGATCCCCTCGCAACCTTCTGCGGAGTACAACCAGTTGAACGCCACGTATGTGATCGGGCCGGACGGTAGGCCGTGGGCCACGCCGTTCCCACGTCAGTCCATCGCCCAGGCGCTGGGGCTTCCGGTCCCTGCCGGGATGATCAAGCCGGCCAACGGGATGAGCCTCGATGAACGCGGCAACGCGGTCGACGATGTGAAGAACCTCAACACCGGTCGCGCCTCGTTGGAGCCGACGCAGGTGACTGGCCAGGTGACTCCGAACGACTCGATCCTGGAACAGATCAAGAAAAAGACCTACACGCCCAAGGACACCATCAGCGGTGGAGGTCGGTTTAGCGGATACCGCAGCTACGGTGGCTACAGTCGTAGGGGTGGTGGCGGTTATGGCGGCGGTGGTGGTGGTGGCTTCACACCCAACTCGTACATCACGCGGATGAGCTTCTTCACCGGGATGAGTGCCGCACAGATCGATTCGGTGTCGATGATCAACACCAACTCTCCGTTGATTCGCCGGGCAGACGTCAGGCGAGAACGTGTCTCATCCGAACGAGGAAGGCTGAAGCAGTGGCAGTAGATCTGGGGATGCAACCCATCACTTCCTTCGAGGATTGGTACGACGAGTACCGGCTGGATCCCCGAGACGGGAGTCTCGACGTTCGAGGCATTGGTGCCTACGGCTCTGGCATGTACTCGACCTACATGAGATACAAGTCGGAGATGGATCGCCGGGTGGCGACCTACGACAAACTGGAGAAGTTGGCGGACGGGTCTGTCATCAGCCCGAAGCCTGATTTGCCAAACATCTCCTCGGGTGAGACAGCCGGACTCATTCGCCGCATAGCGCGCAATCTGGTGCAGAACACTCCGAACGTGGAGGTGATCTCTGAGTTCGATGACGACTCGATGCCAGGGATCTTCGCCAAGCACATCCTGACCACGAAGATCATCGGGTCTGACGAGTACAGCAACGACATGCAGCAGAACCTGTTCGCGTCGGTGAAGACCGCGCTGACCCTCGGGTTTGACGTGGTGATCCCCACGCTGTTGCAGGACGCCGCCGGCGGCTGGTACATGAAGTACGACGCCATCCACTACCGGGATGTGTTTCCCGATCCAGGGGTGCGGGACATCCGCCAGGCGCAGAACGTGTTCGTCCGTAGGTATCTGACCAGGGCGGAAGTGCATGCGCTGATCCGGGACCAGACCATCGGCTGGGACATCGCGGCTTTGAAGTCGATGCTGCAGCAGGCGCCGTATGGCCGGTCCAGGGATTCGGTGGACTACCAGACCCGGAAGTTCGGCATGGTCCCCGAGGGCTACGAGATCATCACCTGGTACTCCTCCAGTGGCGAGCCGTTCCTCACCTTCTCCCCTCACACCAAACATCTGCTGCGGATCGAGAAGAACAAGCACCCGCTCAAGCAGCACCCGGTCCACTTCCTGGTGCTGGAGAAGGACAGCCAGCAGCCGCTGGGCAAGTCTCAGGTGGAACTGCTGATCGGCCGGCAGGACTTCCAGGACTTGATGCTGAACGGCGCGATGAAGCTCTGGTACCGCAACATCAACCCGAGCATCCTGGGCTTCGGCGCGGTCAACGCGCTGCCAAACCTCAGCCCCGGCAAGTACACCGAGGTCTCCAACCCGAACGCCCGCATCGAGGCGTTCGAGGTGAACACCCAGACGCTGATGCAGTACGGCACGATCAGTCAGCAGAACCTCGGCAGCATGGTGAACCTGATCGGGTCTGCCGACCAGCAGATGGCGACACAGGCCGGAAGCGGGATGTCGGCCACACCACAGGGTGTCGAGGCGCAGCAGGCGATGGTGGACATCACCACGAACAACTACCAGAAGGCGATCGAGTCGTTCTTCAGCCACTACTGCTCGTACGCACTGACGGTGTACTTCGCCGAGTTGCAGGCCGTGAAGCGCATCAAGCCGTCGGCGGAGGCCCGGCTGAGATTGCTGAAGGCCGGGCTCGGTACGGAGTACATCGAAGAGGACGGCACCATCGAGATCGATTTTGCCGACCTCGCCACCGAATACTGGGTGCGCGTGGTGCCCGGCTCTCTGGTGGAGATGGAAGACGAGAAGCAGCTGCGCATCCTCAACGAACTGTTCGTCCCGCTGTCCCAGGCGATGCCGGCTATGGCGTCCTCACAGGATCAGCAGATGCTCTCGCAGGCGGCCAAGGCCATGCAGTACATCATCAGCAAGCAGATCGAACTGTCCGGCTCGGCCTCTGCCAAGGACATCGGGCTGATGTGGGGTGGCAATGTTGAAGCAGTAGACGAGCGGGATCAGCGCATTGCTGTTCTCGAGGAGAACTTGAACGCCAACGTCGCCGGTACAGACGACATGGTGGCGATGACAGAGACGGCCCTGACCATGTTGCAGGAACAGATGACCATGCTGCGGCAGACCCAGGAAGTCATCATGCAGCAGCTAGGTATGCAAACTCCTGCATCTACTGGAACGAATCCTGAAATGGAACAGGGGTATTCGACTACCTCTACTCAACCCTCTAACGTGATGAGAGCACCCGCCTAAACCAGGCGTCGAGACACAAGGGAGAACGCGACATGGTCGCACCAGTCCAGAAGGACAGCCTCACCGACTACCAGGTCGCGCTGGCCACGTACCTTCGCATCACCAGCCCGGTCGCCGGAATGTTCACCGGCTCGGAGATCAAGCCGAACCCGAACGCTCGCAGCATCCGGGTTCCCGACATCCGCGTGGACGACTACATCGTCGACGCCGACATCAGCCGGATCGGGGCCGACCACTACTCGGGCAGTGAGTACACCGCCGAGTGGAAGAACGGCATCCCCCCGATCGAGTGGCGCACCTACTCGATGAGCCGGCACCGTTCCTTTGGCTTCACCGTGTTCGACGAGCAGCTGCGCTTCAGCCCGATCAAGAACATCGTGCAGGAGTACACCGGCCGCAAGATGCAGACCACCGTGCTGCGCGACCACGACAAATACTGCCTGCTCGCTGCGATCCAGGGCCACATGACCGGCAAGATGGTCCCGCGTCTCTCGACCGAGACGCCGCCTCCGGTCACCACCGATGCCCACCGCATCGCCTGCACCGGCAACGCCGCGGACTACAAGTGGGTGGCCGAGCCTGGTGAGGACAGCGACAACCAGATCCAGCCGTCGTTCGCCACCATCAAGGGCATGTTCCTCGATGACGCGAACCCGATGTCGACGCTGGATGCGCTGACCCTGCTGTTCAGCGACAACTGGTTCGACAGCAACTTCGGCAACAACGAGCGGTTCCTGCTTGTCACCAGCGCCCTCGAGCTCGTGTACATCAACGCGCTCATCGAGAAGGGTGCCGGCACCGAGTCGGCGTTCAAGCTGTACAAGGACGGCGACATCTCCGGGGCGAATGCTTCCGGCTACCTCGGCACCCTGAAGGGTTCCTGGAAGCTCGTGAAGATCCACCCCGAGTTCCTGCCGAAGGTGTACACCGACTCGAACCTGGTCGTGGACCCGGTGGCATCCAGCGCCACCGCTGGTCGCACGCTGCGCCAGGTCGTCGCGCTGGCCGCGTACAAGAACGCGATCCAGACCTACGAGCACTTCAGCGAGAAGCGCGAGCAGGACGGCGGCACCCGGTTCAAGGGCACTGAGTACGTGCAGGACTTCTCCTACGACGTGTGGGTCATCGACCAGCTTTCGGAAGGCGTGGTGCCGTTGTTCCTCCCCGACACCGTGACCAACCTCAAGGTCGTGGGCGATTCGTTCACCTTCGTCGCTGCTCAGGTCGCTGCGGCCCGTGCGCAGAAGGGCGTCTCCCCCGAGACCTACCCGTTGTCCGGCCCGGACCCGCTCAAGTCCACTCCCGAGTGGTTCCACTCGCCGTACAACGCGACCAACAACCTCGACACCGGCCTGCCGGTTCAGTCGGCAGGCGATGTCGCCACGACCAAGCGATAGGTTCAGATCATGGAGCAATTGATCGAACTGCTGAAGCAGATCCAGGAGCTGGCCGGCGTTGCCATCGACGCACTGGAAGGTGCGGGCGAAGGCGGCGGCAAGCCGGGCGGCGAAGGTCCGCCACCTGAGGGTGGGCCTGGTGGTCCTGAGAAGGGCGGACCCGAAGGCGGACCCGAAGGCGGACCGCCTCCCGAGGAAAAGATGCCCCCCGGCAAGTAACCGACCGTTGAGGGCGGGTGTCCACTTGGGCACCTGCCCTCAACTGGAGAGAGGCATCGCATGGCACTCGGCAACACCCCGCGTCGGGAAACGAACATCTCCGTCGAAGCGAACAAGTCGTTCGCCTTCGGCGTGTGGTTCAAGGCGGCCGACGGAACACCGATCGATCTCGCGGGCAGCACGCTGCGATTCGTCGCCGCGGAACAGGGCCAGCGCGGTGGACGCGAAGTGCTCTCCGTGAACGCCGCCTCGGACGTCAACAACCCGAACATGATGTACTTCGAGTTCCAGGCTGACGACCTGGCGCTCACCGCCGGCTCGTACTCCTACGACGTCACGTTGATCCCACCGTCCGGGTACTCAACCCCGGTGCTCAAGGGTCAGCTCGAGATCGGGTCGAACACCGATCAGGACACCAGCAACATCTACAGTTCCGGGGTCAGCACCGGTACGGACCTGATCGTCCTGCTGGAGGATCGGGATGTCGTCGAGGTGACGATCGAACGGGTCGACGGTCTGTTCATGCTGATCACCGAGGTCATCAAGGACTTCCGTGATGAACTCGCGGCAGCCCTCGCCACCATGAACGGTCTGGCCGCCAACGCCTCAGCCTCCGCAGACCTGGCCGCGTATCACGCAGCCGAGTTGCGGGGCTGGTTCGAGTCCGTCGGCTTCCCGTTCTGGAAAGGAACGCAGGCCCAGTACGACGCTCTCGCCACCAAAGACCCCAACGTCCTGTACCTGATCATCGCCTGAGGAGCATCGTGCCTGATCTTGACTCACGCCCCCAGGTCATCAACATCGACCACTACGCCGGGGACACGCTCACACTGCATGTGAAGGTGGACTCCGCAGTGGTGGCCGGCAGAACCTGGAAGGCACAAGTCCGGTCCCGTCCGGAAAGCCAGCGCGTAGACGCGGAGTTCTACATCTACGAGAACGCCACGGGCGCGGACGTCGTGCTGGAAAGCCCGGACTGTGAGAAGCTCGCCAAGCGTGGCAAGTACACCGGGTACTGGGATGTGCAGCTGGCGGAGGCGAACGGTCTGGATCCCGTCACCACGCTGGCGTATGGCAAGATCACCGTTCACACGGACGTAACGAGGACATCCTCATGATGAATCCCGACGTTGAGATCACTGTCACGCCGCCACCTCAGATCACCATCGAGGTGGATGTCAACGGCCCGCCCGGGCCGAAGGGTCGCCCCGGTGACAAGGGCGACAAGGGCGACAAGGGCGACAAGGGCGACAAGGGCGACAAGGGCCCGCTGGGGCCGCCAGGAGGTGTGTGGATCTCAGACGATCCGCCGGCTATTGACGCCGCGCCTCCTGCGGACACCTGGCTGTGGGTTGACGAAGACGCAGAAGCGGACACCAGTTCCGGCTGGACGCCCTCGGCGGTCTACGAGCTGGGCATCGCCGGCGGCTACGGCCTCATTGCGCAACCTGACGCAGACCTCGATCACGAGCTGGGCATTTACCGGTCGATCGGGATTCGCTGGCTGCGTCTCGACTTCGACTGGTCCGCCATCGAGAAGGTGCGCGGGGTGTTTGACTGGTCCGTGCAGGATCGTGTCGTGGCCGCGGCCAAGGCCCACGGGATGCAGGTGCTGGGGATTCTCGGCTACTCCCCTGACTGGGCCGCCACCATTCCTGGCGAAGACAAGTCGCCTCCCACGGACATGGCGTTCTTCGCTGACTTCTGTGCGGCCGCCGCCACCCACTTCCCCCAGGTTGAGGCGTGGGAGATCTGGAACGAGGCGAACCACGTTCCGTTCTGGAAACCGTCGCCCGACCCGGTGGTCTACACCGAAATGGTGAAGGCTGCCTATCCGGTGCTCAAGGCGATTGCGCCGAATGCCACGGTCATCGCCGGGGCGCTGTCTCCGGCCGTCACGACTCCTGGCGGATCGATCGCACCGGCAGACTTCACCATCGGCTGCTACGCCGCGGGCATCCAGGGCTACTTCGATGCCTGGTCGGTGCATCCGTACTGCTACCCGGCGCTGCCTACCGATGCCACGACGATCGCATGGAACACGTTCCAACGGCTTCCCCTAGTCCGGGCTGCGATGGTGGCTGGCGGTGACGCCGACAAGAAGATCTGGCTGACCGAGTACGGCGCTCCCACCGGCACTGATCCCACGGCTGTCTCCGAACCGTTGCAGGCTGCGATCTTCACCGAGGCTCTGATCCAGGCGCAGAACTGGGACTGGACCGGCCCGCTCATGCTGTTCTCCGGCAGGGACCGTGGCACCGACCAGTCCGACCGGGAGCAGATGTTCGGGTTCATCCGTGATGACTGGTCGTCCAAGGTGAGTGCGAACTCTCTGATCGCTGCGCTGCGTGATGGGCTTCCCGCTTCGGAGGGCTCGCCGAAGAAACTGTTCGTCAGCAACGAGCAGGGCACGGAACGCTACGTCGTGTTCCAGACCGATGGGGTGAATCGTTGGGCGGTCGGTGCCAACCCGAACACCGAAGACCCGCTGATTCTCGGTAGCGGCTCGGCGTTTGTCATCGCCCGCTACGACGACGACGGGGTGTTCGTTCAGAACGCCCTGGACGTCAACCGGGATACCGGAACCGTGTCGATGTCGGACGTGTGGATGCGGGACGGTTCGATCAGCGCGATCAACCACCTGTACATCTCCAACGACATCCGGCCTGTCATCGGCGGGACGGTGGACCCGGTGCTGTCCGAACTGCTTGTCGCGCTGGAGACGATCGGTCTGATCGTCGACAACACCACGATCGACACGGGTGGTGGCGGTGGAGGGCTGACCGGCCCGTTCATGACGTGGACGGTGGAAGGTCTCGCTGAGGACTACAAGGCGTTCCGCATGAAGTCCGCGGACGTGACACGGTTCGAGTGGGGTCTCGCCCGTGACAGTGAAGGCGGGGACCTCAGTCTTCGTCGGCACGACAAGGTAACAGGTGCGTACTTAGACTCTCCGTTCTATGTCGATGCTGATGACGGATCGACGTGGACGAACCAGCTGGGCGTGTTCTCCGTCAACAACAACAAGATCGCGCTTGAAGTCCGTGCTGCCACCACGTCTCCGGCGACTTCGCTGTTTCGTGTGGCGCTCAGCGATGGAACGATCAAGTTCGACATCGACTGGAAGGGCGATGTCAAGGCGAACTATGGGAATGCCGGTTTCGGCACGGTGAAACTTGGCTGTACGCAGATCGTCAGACAAGGCGCGAGCGGCACTCAGACGATGCTAGGGGTTTACACCTCGACAGCAAATGCGGACGCTGACGTGTCGGTGTTCGAGGTGTACGCGAGTGGCGCAGTGAAGATTGGCCCAGCGGTCAATCCCAGCGATGCTGTGCAGAAGCAGCAGATACCATCGCTGGTCGCGGCCACTCCTTCTGGCTACGACTCTGGGGCACGCAACATGATTGGCAGTGTGACGGCGAATGCCACGGCGTCATACACCAGTGTTCAACTGCGCCGGGTAGGGCCGGTCGTTTACTTGACTCTCAAGCTTGCCAACACGGGAACGTCGGTGACACACGAGTTGCTGGCTTCGCTGCCTGTGGGATTTCGCCCGAATGCTGACCAGTCAATATCGATCTATCCCGTAGCGGCGGCAAGCGCTTCGCAGAACACTGTGGTCAGCATTGCCAGCGCCGACGGCAAAGTGCAGTACCGCAACAACAACGCAGCGGTGATGAGCGGAACAATCTCATGGCTGACCAACGAAGCAATACCTTCCGTCCTTCCGGGAGTTGCGGAGTGAAGGAGACGACATGGCTGTCCTGATGTACCGCGACCCTGTGACGAAGGTCTGGCGTCCGGTCGCACCTGGTCCTCGCGGGCCCAAGGGCGACAAGGGTGACAAGGGTGATCGCGGCCCCAAGGGTGACAAGGGTGACTCGCTGGAGTTCATCCCGCAGCGGTATGGCGCGGTCGGAGACGGCATCGCTGATGACACGGATGCGGTGGAGGCTGCGTACATGGCGGCCGGAGTCGGCGGCCTGGTCTACTTCCCCCGAGGCAAGTACAAGGTGTCGCGGACTCTGTGGCCGCTGCACGGTCAGATCTGGCGTGGCGAGCACAGCCCGAAGTACCGGCACGATGATGACCCCGACTCGACGTGCGCGATCATCGCGGCTCCCTCGTTCACCGGCCGGTCGCTGATCGAGCGGGCGGCCACGATCAACGGCGTGCTGATCGAGCAGCTCTGTCTGCTCGGCCAAGGTGACGAAGCACCCGTGGCGCTGGACGGCGTCCACCTCGGCAACCACTCGTGGGAGCGGTCGTGGAAGTTGGCGAACTGCACGATCCACGGCTTCTCCAACTACGGCGTGACAGGCCGGTTGCATGTGTTCGACATGCGCGACTGCCATGTCGCCCGCAACGGTTATGGGCTGCGGGTGACCGACGACCTGTCTCTGACCGACGTACGGATCATCGGCTGCCAGTTCTACTTCAACCTGCACGGCGGGCTGTGCCTCGACTCGACGACCCGCAGCAACGGCATGGTGTCGATCCACTCCAGTCGGTTCGAGCGTTCCGGCTCAACGCCGGGTGACCCGTCGGTGAACCGTGATTCGGACGCTCCGGGCATCCGGATGCAGAAGGCGCTGAACTGCGACCTGGTGCAGTGCAGCACGGACGCGAATTCCGGCGAGGGTCTGGTCATCCTGGGCAACACGGCGATCGGGATGTACACCTACGGCATCACCGTCTCGGACTGCAAGTTCGCCCGCGACGGCGGCGGCGATCAGAGTGCCGGCGTGCAGAAGGCGGGCATCAAACTCAAGGGCGTCTCCAACGTCTACATCCAGTCGAACGTGACGTGGGGTGAGGCCGATGACAGCGGTACAGGTGCTGGCCTGATCAGCCCGTACTACTCGATCTGGCTTGAGGACGCGGTGTCCTGCAAGATCTCGAATTCGTGGATCGTTGCGCCCAACCCGCTGAACAGCGTCTACCGGGTCGGCAACACTACGGGCACAGTCGTTGACGGGGCAGCGTCCTTCATGGATCTGCTGGGCATCGACACCCAGAACAAGGAGATCCGCTACCGGATCGACGACGGGGCGGGGAACACCTACACCCGTTGGGCCAATGGTGTGAACCCAACCGCAGCTGGCGGCACTTGGTCTGTGCAGCGGTATGACGCTGCTGGGGCGTATGTGGACAGCCCAATCAACATCAACTGGGCTACCGGCCTGGTCGAGACGAACCGGCTGTACACCCGCGCCAAAGCCGCCAACCAGATCCCTGCTGAACTGCGGTCCTTTGACCAGTTCCCCACCGTGTCATTGTTCAAGGTAGCTCTCGGTGATGGGACGTCAAAGTTCGAGGTGCTGTGGGACGGGACGCTGCGTAGCAACTGGGGTTCCAGCGGATACCGCATGACGCAGCTGGGCAGTACCCAGATCGTGCGTGAGGGCGCGGTCGGGGCGTACACACTGCTGGCTTGCTATACCTCTGTTGCCAACGCGGATGCCGGGGCCCCAGTGTTTGAGGTGCGCCCGAACGGTGTGCAGATCCCGGCGGCGACCGGCGCCACTGACGCTGTGCAGAAGCAGCAGATGGAGGCCCGGTGCATCGGTGGCGTGGCCTCGGGGACCACGGACGCCAACGGCCAACTGGTGGTGACGCTGCCCACGTCTCCCACAGGAAAGTGGGCGGTCACCGCCACGCCAGGCCCGCTCGACGTCTCCATGCTGAACGGACTCCCCCATGTGCGGGTCGTCACGTCATCTGCGTCCTCTGTGACGTTGGGGTTCGCCAACGCCTCTGATCCCGCGAAAGGCCCGCAGGTCAGCAAAGCAGTCACCGTCCAGTACACAGCCGTTGCCTACTAGCAGAGAGAGCTCGAGATGAACCCCGCTGAACCGACACCGATAGCCGTCGCGGCTGCCGTTGTCATCATCCTGGGTGTGGCGTGGGCGTTGACCTGGGCGATCCTGCGGGCCGCACGATACCCGGCTCCGACCCTGATGGTCACCACCCTTGCGATCCTCACCCTCATCGCTCTGTTCGGGCTGGGTGTGGCTGACGACACCACGGCCCAAGAGTTTGGGACACTGGCCGCAGTGGGCATGGGCGCACTGGCCGGAGCGGTGACGAACCACTTCGGCAGGCACGACGACAAGGAGAAGCACGATGACAGTAATGAATGAGTTTGGCGATGAGGACCAGGTCGATGCCGACCTCAATGCGGAGGATGCCGAGGTCGAGACGGCCGAGGAGTACGGCTACGTCGAGCCGAGCACAGATGTGCCGGCGCCTGATGACGACGTGGAGGATCAGAACCCTGGCTTCGTGGAAGGGGCGCACGCATGAAGAACGGTCGTGAAGCGGCGAAGGCCTTCAAGCGCAAGCAGACCAACAAGGTCAACATGTGCCTGTGGGAGTGTCAGGAGATCTACCCGACAAACCACTGGTATCCGTCGGCGATCAGCCAGTGGCACAACGCCAAGAAGAAGCACACCTCGAAGAAGAACATCCCGATCGGTGCGCCGATCTACTACTCGGGCGGGGAGTACGGCCATGTCGTTCTGTACGTCGGTGATGGGATGGTGCGTTCTACCGATGCAGGTGGCCGCGGCAAGATGGCGACGGTCTCGATCGAGTGGTTCCAGCGCGCCTGGGGCTACCAGTACGAGGGCTGGAGCGAGGATCTTGGCGGCAAGGACATCGACTTTGACACCACCATCACGGTTTACGTGAACCGGCTCAAGCCCGGTGTGGACGACAGCGACAGCGTGAAGCAGTTGCGCTACAGGCTGATCCGCCGTGGCTTCCTGAAGGTGCAGGCCCCGCTGAGCGAGGAGCGCCCTGGCAATAAGTACACCCCGGCTGTCGAGCGGGCGGTGAAGAAGTGGCAGAAGAAGAAGGGCTACCGGGAGACCGGGGTACTAAACAACAAGCAGGCCAAGCACTTCTTCGAGCCGAATCCTAAAGTGAAAGTGGTGGCCGAATGAGCCGCGAAGTTACACAAAGGTTTGAGTACCACCCTGCGGATACGCAGGACAAGAAGGACCATCATGAGGCGGTGCGGGAGATGCATCTCGATCTGGCCCGGTGGATCGAAGGGGCTATTCCTGAGAGCCGCGAACGGGCACAGGCGCTTACCGCGCTGCAGGAGTCGATGATGTGGTGCAACGCTGCGGTGGCGTACCGGAGCAGCTGATGGACCTGACCAACGTGGGCCGCGCCGTAAGTGGTGGCAAGGAGATCCTTGCCATCTACTGCGGCACGGTCTGCGTCTGGCCGGACCCGTGGATCGACATCTGGGACGAGGGAGTCCCGGTCTATTGGGAGGACGGCTGGCGCGACAAATGGTCTGTGCAGCCCGCGCCGCCCACCGGAGGAGAGGAGCTCGTCAATGGGTAGCAGCAGTGCGCCAGTGTTTCCGTACCCAGGAGGGACGCAAGGCGTCGAGCCTGTCGATCCTGTGGCCGGCAAGCCAGGGCACTTCGCCTGGTCTCGGTGGATCAAGGAGTTCGTGAAGCGCCTTGACCGGGAATCTGTGAAGCGATCGGGCGACACGATGAGCGGCCCGCTGAAACTCGAGCTGGCCGGCACCGAGGTGACCGTTCGAGTGGAGGGCACGGGGCTGAACATCTCTGGGCCGGTGGCTGTCGGCTCGCCCACCGCCAACGGGCACGCCACGACCAAGCAGTACGTGGACAACCGCGTGCCGCTGTACTTGGAACTGACGATGACCGCTGACGGCACTGGCTGGGCAACACCGGCGGGGCTGAAAGCCGGAGCAGTGGTGTGGTCGCTGGTGGATGTGTCGTCCACACCGAGCAGCACGCAACTGATGCTGAACCCTGCAACCAACTCGATCTACCTGGGGCCAGGAGCCACCCGGAAGATCCGTATCTGGTACGTCTAGGAGAGCCTGATGTCGTCACTACTGCCCACACCTGAGCCGGCCGATCCGGTTGAGGGCCAGTCCGGGCACTTCGAGCACACCAACTGGGTGAAGGCCGCGTTGAAGGCACTCGACCGTGGACTGCTGCGCAAGCCCGCGACTGGCGTGCCGGCCGGCAAGATTCTGGGCACCAGCGCCACGGACACCTGGTCTCCACTTGATCCGTCGGCGATCGGTGGCGTGCCTGCGGGAGTGATCGTGGCGTACAACGGTGACGCTGCTCCTCCCGGTTGGGCGTTCTGCAACGGGCAGAACGGTACTCCTGATCTGCGAAACAGGTTCATTCTCGGTGCGACCACTCCTCCGGGTGTCGTAGGAAAAGCGAGAGGTTCGCAGGGCGGAGTGGAGTCGGTGAAGCTGACATCTGCGCAATCCGGAGTGCCTTCTCACGGGCACACCACGCAGAACGCTGATGCCGCTCATGGACACACAGTTCAGCAACGGACTCTGATGCACACTCACGGCGAGAACGGCGCTGGGGGGCACAACCACACGTTGTCCGGTGATGACACTGTTATCAGGAAAGGCGACGGAGCATTCTTCCGGCGTATCACTGGCGGTGCTTCTGGAGTGTTTGACGCAACCGGTGGTGTTGGCGATCACTCGCACGTGATTCACAATGCCTGGGACGTTCCGTGGGGCTGGACACTTCCCATTGATTCAGCGAATGCTCCGCACAACCACGGTGTCACGAACAACACCCCAGCTGACGCGACACAGGCCCACGACAACATGCCGCCTTACTACGCCCTCGTCTATATCATCAAGCTGTGAGGAGAGGACAATGGCTGATCTTCCCTCCGTGAAATGGTTGGGGCTGGGGGCGACCGCAGCGCCAAAGAGTTCTGCAGCTCGTGATGGTGATCGGCAGAAGCGTGAAGCGCAGAACACCTATTCACAGACGCTGCCGCCGTCCAACCCGGTCTCGATGGACACTGCAGAACGAGACTTCGTCACACAGCTGATGATGCCTGTTGGTGCTGCCGGCGCGGTGTCTGCTCCGTTAACGAACATGCCCAGTCAGGCAGAACTGGCTGTGTTGCAGGACTTGGGGTGGCAGACCCCTGGACTAGAGAAGCCAGCCAATGCAAAAGCCGATGACACGTTCAACTACCAGGACAAGAAGATCCAGCAGGGTCAGGCATTCGACTACGGCCTGGACGCGCAGCAGATCAAGAACCTTGAAGATCTGTATCGCGACACGCCGGGATTCAAGCCGCCCGACGCTGACACGGCCACGTCAATCCGGGTGATGGCTGAGCAGAACGAGTTGGCCCCTGTGACCTGGAAACAGTGGGACAAGATGACCCCCGACCAGCAGCAGGCGGCGACGTGGAACTCGCAACTGTGGAAGGCCTCGCAACGGGACATCAAGCTGGCCGGCAAACGTTCGACGCAGGGCTGGGATCCTGAGCGCCAGCAGCAGTACGACGACCGTGTGACCGCCATCTTTGGTGAGGGCGGCGGCTCGGAGATCCGGGCGATCAACACGCTGAAGCTGTTGGAGGAGATCAACTTCACGGCGGTCGGCCAGGATCTGGACGAGTACCTGTCTGGGGAACGACTGATCACTGCCGAGGAGATGAAGAACTTCAAGGTGGGCACCTCTGATCCGGTCGTCGGGGTGATCAAGAAGACGACGGAACGCGAGACACTGCCGTTCAGCATCGGCCCGGTCACTCCGCTGTCGGCACCGGGGCCTCGGGACAGCGACGTCACCACGACCACGGTGGACAACTATGAAGAGATCCGTTCCACGGCGAACCTCGCTGCACTGGATGCGGCCGCCGTCCGCGCCCTCGACACCGAGATCACAGAGCGGATGTCCTCAGCGAAAACTGCAGGATGGAACATCCCGTCCGTGCTGTCTTCGAAGGATGAGAAATGGACCCCGGACAAGATCCCAATGGGGTACAGCAACCCTGCGTACCGGGGCATCGATCCTGAGTCGAACGAGGCGAAGCTTGAGCAGTGGTACAAGGACATGTGGCTGAACATCAACGACCCGGAGCAGAAGGTCGAAGATGTCTTGGCGGCAGTGGAAAGGTCGTTCACTGTCGACAACTTCAGCCCTCAGGAACGGCAGGAAGTGTGGGACTGGCTAGACAAGCAGACCAGTTTTCAACTGGAGTACGGCCAACCAACGGACATCGGTTTTTCCTTGCGTGATCCACAGGAGATCCGCAGAGCACTTGGATGGGAGAAGTAATGGCTACCGCACCTGGTCGTCCGAAGGGAAAGCGCCCTTCCGCGAAACCTCCCGTGCTCGCCGCCCCTGTGTCGGCGGACAGTCCGACGACGTCGAAGGGCAAGACGCTCGGCAAGAAGTCGTCGAGTGGCAGCAGCGGTGGCGGCGGGAAGAACGAGTCTCCCGTTGACAAGCAGCTGCGCGCGCAGGAGGAGCGCGACACTCGTGCTGGCAAGTCCGAGCTGCAGAAGGCCAAAGACCTCGAGGCCCAGCTCGAAGCGTTCCGGATCGCCCTGTCGTCAAAAGGCCTGTCGAAAGCCCGCCGACAGAACATTCGTGACGTCGAGCAAGCCCTGCTCAGTCAGCTCGACGAGGCGAAGCAGGGTGCCACGATGCGCTACGACGCCTTCCTCACCGCTGGGCAGAACGCCGAGGTCGACACGGCCCGGGTCGCGGAGACCGGCGTGTCCAACATGGTGCGGGAACGGCAGGAGGCCATGTCACAACTGCTGAGTCAGGGAGCCGGTGAGACGGATGCGACGCGGGCGATGCTTATGGCGGCCCGGAACTGGCAGGCGAACGCCGGCGAAGCCAACCGCGCCTACTTCGACTCGATGGCCAGCACGAACGCCGGCATCACCGATCTGTCCCTGGACACCGAGACCGCGATGGCGAATGCGTTCCGAGGTGCCGAGTCGGAGAAGGACCGGCTGTGGCAGGAATACTACAAGTCCCGCGCCGACACGCTTACGTCTCGCTCCAACACCTACAACCAGATGCTGGCCCACTACCGGGTCGCCGAGTCGTACGAGGTCGAGCCGAAGAAGGGCAAGAAGAAGGAAGCCAAGCAGGGGATCGAGCAGGACTCCGCTGCGGCTGCCCGAACGCTGTCGAGGTCGTACAAGCAGAAGCAGCTCCCCGACTGGATCTCCGGCTACTCGGCTGGCGCGCAGCTTGAGGCGCGGCAGGGCAACACCAACCTCGCAGCGGCGCCAGTTATCGGAGCCTCTGTCAAGCCGGACGGCGCGTCACTGCGCAGATGGGACACGGGCGCATGAACACTGAACTGAGGTTCACCCTTGACGATGGTGTCGCGGAAGTGCTCGGCATGCTGGACGGGCTGGACCTGACCTACCAGGCGGAGTTCGACCGGTACCGCGCCGTCACCCGCGCACTCAACAGGGCGCTGCGAGCCAACGCACTGGAGAGCGAGTGGGCGTTCTACGCCTCCACGCTGGACATCGGCAAGGCTGTGGTCGGTATGCGCGAGGTGCTGATCCCCACGAACCTGCGGCCCCGCATCCTCAACGACGACGCGGTGCGTCTGGTGGAGGACGGACGCTCGATCGTGTGGGCGCAGTTCCTGCCACGGGCGTCTCTGCCCAAGTACGAGTGGGAGCCCGGTCTGTGGTGCGCGATCACCCGGCAGTCGCTGCTGTTCTCCCGGCCGCTGACCCGTGCCGAGGATGGGCTGACCATCGAGATCCCGGTGATGCGGGAGCCTCGGATGTTCCGGCTGCCGGAGACCGGGGAGGATGTCTCGGAGTCGATCCGCAACCAGTTCATCGACTTCGACTACCCGGACGTCATCACCGCCCGTGCAGCGTTCTACTACGCGCAGACCGACCCGGTGATGCAGCCGCGGGTTCCCACGCTGGAGGGCAACTACAAGGACGTCATGTACCAGGTGCTCGAGCGGGAGTCTCGCAACACCGACATGCCGTACATGAACTCGTTCACCCTGCCGGTGGAGAGCGGGCTGGTGCCGGAGACCACGCAACACCGCCACCCCCACTCGGACTTCTAAAGGAGCAGCATGGCTGGCGCGAAGAAGCAGACACCGCCCCCGATCGACCGACCACTGTCGAGGGCGTACCTGCGCAACTTCACCGGCTGGTCCACGGCATACCCGCCGGGGTTGTCCGACCCGACCTCGTGCCGGCTGATGGAGAACATGATGGTCACCCGCGACCGCGGACTGGCCGTGCGTCCCGGTCTGCGGTACATGTCCTACCTCGACACCCCCGACATGGACAAGACGGCGATCGACGTGCCGGGGATCGCGTTCGATCAACCACTGGTCGGATCGATGGAGCCGTTCTACCTGAACAACGGATCACGGGCTTTGCTGTTCGCCACCCGGGAGCCGGACCAGACCGTCGGGTTCCGGGTGATGCTGTTCTCCGAGCCGAACCAGATCGTGTTCCCGCTCGACCACGAGAAGGTGGGGTTCTACATCCCGCAGGGTGTGGCGACCCTGAACTTCAGTGCGGCCACCAAGTACGTGTCGTACCTGCAGATCGACAACAAGATCCTGGCACTGTCGGACGCCGGCGACTCGGTGCGGCTGTTCATGGTGGGCACCGAGAAGGTCGCCAAGCGGATGAACTCCGTCACCCAGCCGGAGTGGAGCGACGACCACAAGCCCACCGTGGTCCACCCCTCACGAGGATGGATCGACAAGCGGGGCTACGACGCCCGTCGCAACGAGCTGCTCAACCCATCGTTCGAGGCGGGGTTCACCCACTGGGACAAGAGCGCCCACTGTGCCTGGCGGATCATCCGTTCGTCCTCTCCGGCACAGGCGGGCAGCAACAGCGTGCTGCAGGTGTGGTCGCTGCCCAGCCGCAAGAACCTCGCCACGTCTCCGCTGCACAACGTCTCGGCCACCGGGCTGGACGGATGGACCGCGGACAAGGGAGACCCGAAGCTCAGCAAAGACGGTGACTGGATGAAGCTCACCGACGAGAAGGGCAAGAACGTGTTCCTGGCGCGCAGCGCCAAGTACGACGACATCGAGCCCGGCAAGAAGTACCACCTGGCCTACGAGTACGACCTCAGTGAGGATGCGGTCGCCAGGGCCCGTGTGCAGTTCTACCGCAACAACGGCACCGAGATCGGGGAGCCGATCAAGTTCTCCCCCGAGCCGCGCTCCGGCACCTGGGAGAGCCCGGCGATCGAAGCTCCGGACAACGCGGTGACCGCACGGATCTACCTTGGGGCCGACAGCACGAAGAAGACGCTGTCCTGGGCGAAGGTGAAGAAGGTGATGTTCTGCCGTGCCAACGAGTCGACAGCCTTTTTCAGCGGTGCATCCGGCAACGACTTCTTCTGGCAGGGCCCGGCGAACCAGTCCCCCTCGGTGGAGTGGGGGCCGACCGATCTCACCGTCACCTCGCTCAGGGTTCCGATCATCCCGGGCGGGCCGGTCGCCGGCAGCATGCACGTTCGCAAAGAAGCGATCGGAACTCCGAAGGACGTCACCCTGGATCTGCGGCTGTACGACCGGGACCGCAAGGAGGAGGCGCTCGTCTCCGACACGAAGGCCTCCGGGGACGGTACGGGGTGGGTGCGACCCGGAGCGGTCGTCACCCCCGGCAAACCGAACGCGGTCGTGGCCGACATCAGCATCACGATCAAGGGCGCGACGCCGTTGCAGATGTTCTCCCTGGACGCCGGGATGATCGAGTCCGACTCTGCCACGGTGGATGCCTACTTCGACGGCTCAACACCCAGCGCGGGGAAGATCACGTACTCCTGGGAGAACGTGGCAGCGCCGAATCTCAGCCCCAGCGTCGAGATCACGCGGGTCGACCCCGATGAGATCCCACCCCCGGAGCCGAGTGGCAGCCGTGGTGCGGAAGCTCTGATCAACAACGGTGCCATCGCGGACAACAAGTACAAGATGGGCTTCTTCTACACTTTCGAGACGGAGCTCGGCGAGTCCGCGCCGTCAAAGATGACTGAGGTACGGATCAAGCGGCCGCAGTCGAACTGGCTGTGGCTGCAGCCGAACGGCAGCAACGAGCCCGACCCGACGAAGGTGACCAGCACCGCCGACCTGTGTGCCGACCAACTGGTGGCCACGGTTCCGCAGGCGGTGTACGACCATGCCGTCACAGCCGGTGCGCTGCGCTGGCACCTGTACACGTTCTCCTGGTCCGATCAGGATCCAGTCCCGGTGGAGGCGACCTGGGCCGGGTCGCGGGAGTTGTTCGCCGATGACGCCGCACGCATGCGCAACGAGGTGCTGCCATACGTGAAGGGTGGTTGGATCAACATCACCCCGAACCGGAAGTTCACCATCGACTCAATGCCGCTGCCGTCACCGACCAACCGGGTCAACTACTCGCGGCCGCCGAAGGCCCGTGCAGGGCTGGTGGCCGGAGACCGGATCATCCTCGCGGGAGATGCGGAGGAACCGGCGGCAGTGCGGTGGACGACCAACCGCCCTGGCGAGTACACGAAGTTCACCGCGCACCGGGGTGGCGGCGTGAAGACGTTGTCGTCCGGCAACCTGCATGTCCCCGGTTCGGTGGTGCTGTGGCAAAACCCGCAGTCCGTGGACACCGTCACCATCCTGTGCCTGGGCAGCGACGGCACCTCGATCTGCTACTACATGGCGCCGGCCGATCTGACGGCACAGTCGTCCTCGACGGCGGTGATGGGTTTTGAGGAGACCACGAACACACCCGGAACGATGTCGCCGTATGGAGTGCTGGTCCACAACAACGCGCTGATCCGGCCCATCGACCGGGCGCTGCTGAAGTCGACGGCGCAGAACTACAACATCAACCACAAGACGTTGTCCGATGACATCTCCAACATGTGGGAGCAGCTGCAGGACAAGCAGTGGATCGTCAGCGCGGTGCAGGACAACCGGCTCTACTTCCTGGTGAAGAATCCGCGGGGTGAGCAATTGGAGGACGGCTGCCTCGGTAACGAGATCTGGGTGTACGACGTGGCCGGCGGAGAGTCGGGAACGTGGTCACGGTTCCTGATCCAGGCCGCGTCACTGCGGGTGATCGAGTACGGGGCACGAGTGTTCGTCGGCGTGGTACGTCCGGACGGGCTGTTCTACCTCGACCCGGACGCACGGCAGGACGACTACGTGCTGCCGGCCAAAGACCCGGCACAGCCCACAGTCCGGGAAGTGGGGCAGCGTCCGATCCCGTGGTTCTTCGAGATGAACACGCAGGGCGCGAACAAGGCCCACGACGCCTGGGCACATCTACAGCAGGTCTCCCTGACGCTGGGGGATTTCGTCGGCACGATGGAGTACGGCATCCGGGCGAAGGCGCTCAACGGTGGACCGGTCAATCTGGTGAAGCGATTCTCCGATGACCGCGGCCCCGACTATGAGGGACTGTCGTGGGAGCGCAGTGACGAACTTCTGGTGCGCAGGGATCTGCAGCAGTGGTACTTCTTCGCTCATAGCGTGGACGGTCTGCCGTCGTCGGGGCAGTTCAACACCGTGCAGTACCGCTACACGCCGGTGAGTGTGAACGTCGGTTACGCGCAGGGCAGTGTGGAGACCTTCGAGTATGCGCGGAATGTGCAGGAAGGCAACTCGGCGCTGTACGCCAACGGGGTGCCGGAGCCCGGTCGGGACTACAGCAGAATGTAGACAGTTGTAGACAGCGAAAAAACCCCCTTTAAGGAGATGTATATATAAGAAAAGGGAGCTTTTTTCGTTGTCTACGTGTGTCTACATCCCCCGGCGTCGGGGGGTCTGGGGTAGGGTCGAAGCGCAGAGAAGCCCTGTAAAGGCTCGTAGACCACCTAGGAGGGTCTGTGTCCCAGCAGTACAAGAGCGTCCTCTACAAACAGTTGAGGGACGCCGGAGTACCCATCACGAAGCACTACCGGCAGTGGTCGGTGGACGAACTCAAGGACACTCTCGTCAGCCACGGGCAGGTGCCGGCTGACGACCCCGGCCCAGAAGCCCAGGAAGGCCTCTCACAGGCGCTGAACGGCGACGACGACCAAACACCCCCGGCGTCGTTCTTCGGCTACGACGACCCTGCTCCTGCCCCGGCAGCGCCACCTCAGGGGCCCGTTGTCGAGAAACTGGAGGAGACCACCGTCGTCGTCTCCAGTCAGCCCGATCCCAACGAGATGCCCGGACAGCGGCTCAACACCGCAGCGCCCGATGAGGTCATCCGCATTGACGAGTTGGGGCGGAAGTGGCACCAGGAGGAAGTGCAAAAGCCCGCATACCCGAAGCCCCGTGGCCGGCGCGTCTTGAAATACATGGATACCGGAGTCACCACGCAGACCGTGCGCAACGGTGACTACGTGGAAACCTTCGAGGTTTCCGGGGAGCAGGCTCAACGCCCCGCCGAAGTGAAGATCACGCTTCCCTCCTACCAGGTCGGCATTTACACCGATCCTCGGTTTCCGTTCAAGATTCACTGCTACAACGGGCGGGAAGGCTTCAACCTGTTCGACGTGCAGGACTACTACGGGGGCAGCGAGATGGTTCCCGAGACCTGCAAGAAGGTCTACATCGAGAACGACCTCTGCTACGACATCCGGTCTGTGGTTCGTACGATCCAGGCCGAGCACCGCCAACTCCAACTGATGGGAAAAATCCAGTGACCGACAGCACCGAAGCCACCGAGCTCACCGTCGAAGACATCCTTGGCGACACCCAGGACGTGGCGTATAGCCCGATCCTGAAGATGTGGCGGGAGATCCTGCTGTCCTCGAAGACGGTTCGCAAGGAGCGGATCACTCCGCAGTGGGCCACCCGGATCGTGTCGACGCACGCCGACCTGGGTTTCGCCGACATGCCGCACTACCGCGACCTGTACTACGCCAAACTTGACGAACTGCTGGACGGGCTGCAGGCGGAGCTGGACACCGACGAGAACTGGGACAGCGCCACCACTCCCGAGGAGGATGCGGAGCAGAACAACCTGCACTACCTCAACGTCATCATCTCCTGGCAGAAGACGATCCTGTCGTGGGAACTCGACTGGAACTGTGAGCAGCACGACGCGGCCATCGAACTGGCGGCGATCTCCGAAGTCCACAAGATGTTCTTCGGCAGTGTGGGTCTTACCAGTCTGCTCGACCAGATCGATTTTGAGTTCACCGAGACCGCACAGGAACTGCTCCGGGCCGAGCTCGAGGAGATGAAGACGAACTGGGACAGCAATGAGTGAGGACACCCGTGAAGCAGTGGAGCTCCAAGGCACTGGCGATGCTGCATTCAGTGCTCTCATGGATGCGTTGGCGCCAGAGGGCGAGGCTACGCCAGCTGCAGGAGATGGAGCGACTGCTGAACAACCAGCAAGCCCAGCTCCTACGCCAGCAGAGGGAGCTGCTGTGGGAAGCTCTGCAGCCGGTAGCCCAGGCAATGCGGCGGCTGGAGCAGAGTCAGCAACCACAGCACAAGCGGCTTCAACTTCAGGAGGAGCTGCTGATGGAAGTGCTCAACAGCCTGCAGCCGTCAGCCAGCCAGCAGATCTTCCCGCTGATTGGACAGCAGAACCCGCCACATTCATCCCACGACTTGGCGAGTTGAGCACCAAGATCGAGCAGAACATCGTCCAGGGCTACCAGCAGGAGGCGTTTGAGCAGGCCCGCAAGGACTACGAGAACTACTTTGCGGCGCTCGAGAAGCACCCCCGGCTGCTGGTGGGCACCGAGGTGCCGGCCATTGGCAGGGAGGGGATGGAGCGGCTGAAGGACAGCAACGACGCCAAGGAGTGGCAGGAGGCTGTCCGCAGCATTCTCGTGCAGGAGATCAGGGAAGCGGCCCAGACGAAGATGGAGGGCTCACAGCAGTTCCTCCAGACCGTGCATGCGTCGATCGATCTGTTCAAGAACAACCCCGATCTGATCCCCGGCGTCAAGACGTTCAACCGGCAGCTCGCCGATGAGTTCGCAACCCTGGCGGCTCCGTACGAGATCCGGCAGGACGGCAAGTTGCAGGGCTATAGCATCCCGGTGCAGCCCATCATCGACAACCTGCGCAGCCAACAGGCGGCCAGGGCACAGACGGCGGGGAGCGGCCCCGCTACGCAGCAGGCACAGCCTGGGCCCGCTGCACCTCCTGCGGCGGGTTCAACGCCTGTCGACCCGCCGCAGGCAGGTATCCCGGCCAAGGCCGGCAGCAGTTCTGAGAAGGAAGATTTCTCGACGTTGTTCGGCACAATAGGACTGCCACACTTGCAGATCTGAAGGGATCACTGCCATGACCACCACCCCGCACGACGGCACGAAGTACCACGATCCTTCGTGGAGTTCGCCCGCCGAGACCGCAGCCGATCAACAGGCGTACGTGGAGGACGTGCGTGACGGCTATGCAGGCAGCTTCGACTCCACCGTCGAGCAGTTCGCACTGCTCGCTGATGTCCCGCCTCCGGGAAGCAACTACGCGCTGCCGACCGACTGGCTGAACAAGGCGGCCGTCACGGACTGGGTGGACGAGGATGTCCCCGGCGACGGGGAGCGGGCGGCATACGCGCTGAAGAAGTATCAGACCGCCGGCGGAGTGGATGGTGTGTTCATCGCTTTGCTCATTGACATCCGCGACACCCCGACCACAGCCCGTGCTAGCGCGCCGCAGGACGATCCTTCGCCCACCATCAACGCCACCATCGCGCAGTTGATGGAGTGGGTCGGGGACGATCCGGACAGGGCGCTGAGCGTGCTGGACGCCGAGAGCGCCAAGGACGAACCACGCACGACGCTGATCAGTCAGCTCGAAAACCTGATCACCCCACCCGAGTAGGAGCCGCGGTGCCGACCTTCCCGGTCTACTACAAGCCGCGGCCCTATCAACAGGAACTCCACAAGATGTGGAGGACCAAGCGATACGGGATCGCCGTGCTGCCCCGGCAGACCGGGAAGGACGTTGCCGCGTCGATGGAGCAGTGCGACGCCAGGCTGCGCACGCCCAAGACCACCGGCGTCTACATCAGCCTGTCCAACCCGATGATCCGCGACATCCTCTGGGACAAGACCTACATCGACCCAGGGTCCGGGGAGTACATCCGTGGGCTGCAGGACAACGTGCCGGCAGAGACCGTGGACTGGAAGGCCACCGTGATGGAAGGCCGGTTCACCAATCACAGCCGGCTGAAGTTGCAGGGCTACTTCCAGTCCGGCCAGGACAAGTCCGGTGTCGGTACGTCGTTCCAGGACTACACGATCACCGAGCTGGCGCTGTTCACCAGAGAGGATCCCATCCCGCGGCTGATGCCGATTCTCGAGAACCGGGCTGAGGACAAGCGGCTGATGGTCGTGAGCACTCCGCGTGGGAAACGCCGCAACCCGTTGTGGCAGTTGATGGAATCGATGCGCTCCAACCCCGAAGCGCAGATCATCACCCGCGACATCAACGACATCAACGCGATCATGAAGCGCGAAGGCCTTCCGCCCGTGCTGTCCGAGGATGAGCTCGAGCGGATCAGGGACACCTACCTGAAGCGGTTCGGCAACGACCGGATGTTCGAGCAGGAATACTACTGCTCGTTCGAGGAGATGGACGCGGCCGCCGTGTACGGCGAGGCGTACATGAAGATGGTGGACGACAAGCGGGTCCATGCCTTCAACCTCGACCCGGGCCACCCGGTGTACGTGGCCTTCGACATCGGCTCCTCGGGGATCCAGTCGGACGCCACCAGTTGGGTCGCGTTTCAGTGGGTGAACGGGCGGCTGTTCCTCTACGACTGTGGTGAGGGTCACGGCAAGGCACTGCCGGAGTACGTGGACGATCTGCAGGTGAAGCCGTGGTTCAACAAGATCTCCGCGCTGATCCTGCCGTGGGACGGCGAGCATCACGAACGGGCGATCAACACCACGCCTGCTGACATGATGCGCCAGCGGTTCCCGAACGTGGCGGTGCTCGCCAAGTCCAACAAGGTGTGGAAGATTCCTGGCTCTCGCAGTGGCGACTACACACTTGTCACCGACATCCAACAGACCCGGATGATGCTGTACAACACGATCGTCCACGAGGGGAACTGCCAGTGGCTGCTGGAGTGCCTGGAGAACTACAAGTACGAGTTCAACACCCGGCTGCAGATGTGGACCCAGCAGCCGATGCACGACAAGTACAGCCACATGATGGACGCTCTGCGCTACGCGGTGCAGGCGGTGAAGGAGCTGGACTTCTTCAACGGGAAATTTTTTGATCACTCCGGGCAACGCACAGCCTCGGTGAACTACGAGGAGGATTGGAGCGCAGTATGGGCCTGAAGCGCATGGTCACTATCCGACAGGCGATGCAGATGGTGGCGGACAACCCGGAGATCACCACTGACGATCTGATCAGCCTGCCGGCGCACGAGCTGGTGGTGCGCACGCTGTTCGAGATCGCCAACAACGCGAACTCCACCGAGCGAGGCGCGGCTGCCAGAGCCAACGCCGCCCGCGGCATGATCTTCAACCGGATGGTGGGCCGCCGTCGGCCCGGCAGCCACCCGGCTACCAAGCGCAAACTCAACATCGAGTTCGCCGACCTGACCGGAGGGGAGCTGGGATCATGAGTGATCTCGTGGCCGTGCATCGGTGGCGCACCCGCGTGCCCGAAGCCCACCGCACCACGCTGGACACCCGTGTCCTGTGGTTGTGGCATCAGCGGTTCGGCACGGTGCAGATGGTCTACAAGGAATCCCCGGATCTGCTCGACAAGACCGCGGCCACGTTGATTCTGCAGGCGATCATCAGCCGAGACCTGGATTCCATCCAGCAGTTGTTCCAGCGGCTGGAGGGCGGCGCCATGTTCGACAAGGAGTTCATCGACTCCGACGACGAGGCCTTGCGCGTATGAGCCCGTGGTCCTTGCGCCACTTCTCCTGCCACGCCACGGCCTCCGGGCGCTGACAGGGTACGCACATGCACTTGCGCGGCTTGGCCATGTGGTCGTAGGCGTCGGTGTCCGGGCGGGTCTGCGGCATCAGCCGAAGATCGTCGGGCAGCAGGTCCAGCGGTAGGAACCACTGCGCGTGGAACCGCAGCGCACCTGGGTCCGCCGGCTTGCGGATCGTGTTGGTGCGCTGCTCGTCGGGCATCGGTGTGTACCGGGCGTAGTTCGAGTAGATCCTCGTCCCGTCCTCGAGGATCTTGATCGGACCACGATCGGTCACGGGTACAGCACGCCCTCGGAATACTCCGCCCACAACGTGAGCGTCATCGGGCGGTGCCGGCGGATGTAGTACCCGGGCCGCACCCGGTACGCCTTGGGCACCTTCTTGCCGCAGATGTAGGTGGAGTACGGCTTGCCGAAGTAGTAGGTCATGATCTTGTTGATCTTGCGGAGATCGCTACGCCACGAGTCGTGCGGGCCCTGGCGATCGGGCGGGGTGTTCATCACGTCCACGACCCTGATCCCGGTGGCCCACTCGTAGATCATGGCGGCCGACACGCGGTGGCCGTGTTCGGGCGACAGGTTCCGCAGGAACTTGCGGACCTCGCGCTCCCAGGCCACGATGTGAGGGTTCTCCTTGACCAGGAACTTGTCCTTCGTCACGGGCATCTTCGCCCGCATATCGTCCGGCAGCACAAGCTGGTCGATGCGGGCCGACTCCCGCGCGGGTGCTGCATCAGAAGGCAGCACCCGCAAATCAGCCTCTTCTTTTCTGAACCTTCTCTTAAGCTCTACCTCAGCTGCTGACAGGAAGGACTGTGAAGTGTCTGACATGTCAGCAGCATAACCCCCCTGAAAAAAAGAGAGGTTCCGATGCGCATGCACCGGAACCTCTCTTCTCTCACTACTCTGCTGAGACCTCAGCACCCAACCCCGCATAGCCCGCGGCATCCGTCCAGTTGTCCCGCTTGCCAGGGCTCGTCTTCAGACGGGCCACCTTTAGCAGAATCATCATGGCGGCCACATCGTGAGCCTCGAACGTCACTCCCTTGTACGCCGACCACATCGCTGCGGTGTCCTCGAAGTTGGGACGAGGGTCACCGTAGTCCTGGTTGCGGTCACCACAGGTGAGACCGATTGCTTCTTCGAGAACCTCCTGTCGGATGGGAGAGCCCCATTCAGCTTCTTGCTGCTTCTCGTCGATCAAACGAGTCAGGGCATCACACACGTCGGCGCCGCGCCACTGTCCGTCTGGATCGCTGTTGCTCTCGAGCAACTCTTCCAGCTCTTCAATCGAGACGTCAGACATCAGCTGTCTCCGTACCGCGTGATGTTGGCGATCAGCTTGTCCGCCTCAAGGTGGTCCAGGCCGACGGCCAGGGCCCGGTCGTGGACCAGGTTGGCCCAGTTGGGCACTTGTGCCAGATGCATCTGGGAGCCGATGGCGAACAGCGTGGTGTTGCGCTTGCCAGCAGGGATCGGCTTGTTCAGATCCGTGATCAATTCGTCGTGCTTCATTGCTACCTCCATCGGGTCTCCTGCATTCAGGAGCTTGATGATTTCGTCGACCGCGGCTGCGGTAGACGCCTTGCGTGCGAGCATCTGCTGGTGCATGTACGTCGGCAGGGTGGTGACCGGCCGGCCGTTCCACCGCTGTTGTGCGTAGTGATAGACGCACCCCACCGATCGCAGATCCACGCCTTGCTGCAGACCGATCCTGTCCGGCAGCTGGGCATAGCCCCTGTCCAGATCCCAGGTGTCGTTCGGGATCGAGTAGAACAGGTGATACCCGTTACCGCTCTTGGACGTCTCGGCCAGTGTGTAGGGCAACATGCCCAACTGCTTCACCCCGTCGAATCCGCCGTTCTTGCCGTCGATGTCCAGGCACACCAGGCGCGTCGATCGCATGACGTACGCCAGCGACCAACGCCCCTGCTCGTAGCCTGGGATCACCGCTCGGCCACTGAACCTGCCCTTCATGTACAGGTCCATGAATGTGGACTCCCCCCATCCCGGGCTGGTCTTTCCGTCTTGCCAGGCGCGGACGATTGCCACACCTTTGGGACCGGAGTACGTGACCAGCTCGGATGGGACAGCCCAGTCCTTGTCGTATTCCTCAGTCATCCACCACGGTTTCATCGTTGAGCACCTCCTCTGTGCGGTGGTGTGCCAGGACACGTCCCGCGTCGGGTTTGTAGCCCTCCACAGTCCTGACCTTGGTGATCTTGTTTCCCTGTCGGACGGACCTACGAGGCCCGACCTGCAGCACGGTGCGCAGGTTGCGTGCCACGTCGTCATCGGAGTAGACCCCGATGTCGCCGAGCAGCACCCGCCAGGACTTGAACCTTTGCACGGCTGTGCGCATGTCCTTGCCGATCAGTTCGTCGGCACCTGTCGGACCACCGCTGTCCTCGAGCCACATCAGGAACTGCAACTCCTGTGAGTTCGAGATCATGTGATCCAGCTTCAGCTCGATGCTGCGCGCGGTCGGCGCCAGCATGATCTGTACTTCTTGTTCACGGACGTAGTTGTCCACCATCAGAGATAGCAACGCGCCGGTCACCTCGGGTGAGGTGGCCCAGCGGTAGAACATGCGGTCTTCCTGATACACGTTCGGGAACTCGAACCGTGCTAGCCGAGACTGCAACGCCGAGGACTTGTCTCTCGACTTCGGTTCACGGTTCAGTCCCTCGATGAACAGCCCGTTGGTGCTGGCCATCGTGGGCTGGTTCTGATACAGCCGGCGGATCGGGATCTCCTCACCTGCGATCAGAGACTTCTCGTTGCCCGAGTCCTTCAGGTACGAGGCAGGCCCGTCCTTCACGATGTTGACTAGCTTGCCCATCACCTCGGTGACGACAGGGTTGCTCTCGCTGATCTGCTGCCTGGTGACATGCGAGCAGTTCTCCTCACCGAAGATCCGCTCGATCATCTCCATCAGCAGCGACTTGCCGTTGCGCCCCTCACCGATCAGCAGCACGTACTTCACTGCCGACCAGTGCGGAGCCAGAGTTGTTGACAGGTGACGCAGCAGCGACAAGGCTTCCTCGTCATCATCGACCCACTCGGTGAGCAAATCCATGACCCGCTCTTTCACCCCCTCATCGGCGTTGAGTTTGACAGGCAGGTAGTTGGGTATGAACGATCCTGTGGGATCAACCAACACACCTTCGCTTGTCAGCATTCGCAGCCCTTCGTCCGTGCGAATCAACAGCTCCGACACCTCCGAGGTCACCTCGATCGCCTCCGCTTCCATCTGGTAGCGAAACGAGTTGAGCTCACGATCGTCCCGGAAGGACAGATCGTGGTGCCGGGCTGTCATGCGGATCATCTTGTGTGTGAACGGTAGCCACACCTTGCGGTCAGGCGCAGGTGTGACGTGCCGCTCCAACGTCTCGAAGTCCGCGGGGATGTACAGCACCCCCTTGTAACTCACGATCTGGTAACTGCTGGCTATCACTGGTGCGAGGTCATCTCGCTCCCGTTGATTCTTTGTACTTGGTGGCATCTCTGCCCTCCTTCTCCTTGGGTTGTGAGTGTGCTAAATCCAGCAGGGGCGGGTTGTCGGCCATGACAACCCGCCCCTATCAGTCAGCCGCCCAGCTCATATATGCGCTGGAGCACCTTGCGGTACTCGTCTTCAGGCATGAGCGGATTCTTTGCGAGCATTGCTCTGAGCTTGGCAACTGCTGCTTCCGTGGATTCCATTGATCCTCCTTCGTAGCGTCGGCCATTGCCGACCCCACCCCGGGTGCATCAGAAGACCGGAACCATGCGGAAGATTTTTTTCTGCGCGATGGAGGTTGAAGCTCCTCGCGGCAGAATCCTGCCTATCAACTGACGACGCAGAGCGTCATCGTCGGTGTCGTCCAGGATGATCAGGGTGTCGCACACCCTGTCCATCCCGTCCGTGCCGGTGGCCAGCGTTGCAGTCCCGATCAGGACATCGACATAGCCGGACAGAAACGAGCGGATGATCTGCTCTTTCTCTGGCTTGGGCGTCTTGCCTGTGACTGTTGAGTGCTTGATCCCGAGCGTCTCAAATGATCGGGACACTGCCTCCGCTATCGACGAATGAACTGTGAAGATCATTGTCGGGCTGTCTGCGATCAGCCGCTGCAGGTGACTCATCACCGGAGCGTGCAGCCAACCGTCTTCATCTACCAGACCCTGGTACCGCACGGTGTGCATGCGTTCGATCTGGCTCGCCACCAGCCGATGCTTGCGCCGGTCATAGCCGTGGGATTCCAGCGCAGGATCCAGACGCACTAGGTACATCTCGTCTTGGATGGTGTACTTCGCATCGTCCGGCAGGTAATAGACTCCTGGCATGGCAGCCAGGAACGCCGCCGCATCCGGGTAGTTGTGGAATCCGGTGACAACCGGCTCCATCCCGAACGGGTTTTGTTCCGTAGTGCAGTGCTGGTAGATGAACTGCAGGTACCCACCCTTGGTGTTGCCAGGGTGGAGGATGTGCTGCACGCAGTAGCAGCGTTCCGCGTCGTTGTAGTTCGGGGTTGCCGAACACAGGATCAACGGCGCATCCAGGTGCAGAGCCAGCTTGTCCAGCTTGCGCCAGCCTTTGCCCTTCTGTCCGCCGAACAGGTGGAACTCGTCGGCGATCACAGGCATGGTGCGTGACAACTTTGTGGTGTTCTGCCGGAACTTCGCGTGTGACATCGGGGTGATGTTCACCCCGAGCTTGCGCCCTAGCTCCCACCATTGGCGGTGCGTGGACGGTGGTGCCACCACTAGACACTCGGTGTATCCGAGCAGGGCCACGGCTGCCAACGAAGTCAGGCTCTTGCCGGCGCCTGTCTTGTAGTACAGGCAGGCGCGCAGCCTGATCGGGTTGGCCGCCGCCACATCCAGGAACTCCTGCTGGTAGTCGAACAGCGTGACTCCAGCCTTGACCTCCAGCTCGGTGCTCATCGAACCTCCCACGGATTTCCGTCGAGGGTATCTCTGACCACATCGGACAGCCACGCATTGAGCGGCGGGTCTTTCATCATGCCGAACAGCGCGATCCTGGCTGCGGCTCGCAGGTCTTGGTGGTGTGTCGGCGTGCCGAACTGCCACACCCCCAGCATCTGCATCAGCTGCGGCTTGACGATTTGCTTGGAGCCCATGTTACGGACCATCGTGCAGCCACGCAGTCCCGACTGGAACGCGGCGTCCGCCTTGACCATCCGCTCGTCGGCGTTGAGCCGCTGCCTCGGTGCGTACTTCTCCACGAAGACGTGAGGCCGCGGCCCCTTCTCCTCGATGGACTTGATCCATTGTTTGACTTTGTCCACGTCAGGGCCCCGGACTACCAGGTGCTGCACTGTGACAGTGCGGTGCGTCTCGTCGAACCTCAGCGAGACACACCCGGTATGAACCAAACCTGGGTCCACCCCTATGACGTGTGCGATACTTAGCATTGCTACCTCCTTCTTGGGAATGAACCGGAGCACCAGGCTTGTGCAACCTGGCGCTCCGGTTCTCTCATTTCGTGTACCTGAAGTCCGACTTGATCTCCGCGTCGAGCGGGAACCCCGGTAGGACTGTTGATCTCATACGCATCTCCATCGCCTGCATGGTGACGCCTAGGTCAGGCATGCCTGCCTCGGGCCACCACTCCACCACGATCTCGTCGTGGAACTGCCCGATGAGCAGCGTGTTGGAGAACATCCGTGTCCAGTCGTGAACGCTCCGAAGGCTGTCGAAGAACAGCTCACGGCACAGCGACTGTGTCAGGATCCCCGACAGTTTGCCGCCGTACATGCTGTACATCTGCACCCTTTTGGTCTTCGGGTTCATGAACCTGTCGACCCAGAGGGCACCGGTCTTACGCTCGCTCGGCTTCCAGTATCCGATGTTGCGCCCCTTCAGATGCGCACCGTGGATCACACGGGTCAGCACTGTCTCACCTGTGGTGAGGATCATGGACACACGCAGTGAGACCAGGTCTTGGTCGTGCGTCTGCTCGCGCAATGACTCCGGCGCCGGCACCGGGAGGATCTGCACCCAGCCATGTGGGATCTTGACTGTGCTCCGGATGCCCCCGACCGCTGCTTTGAGTGCAGCGTCGAGCTCGTACCAGTACCTGACGATGTCGCCGTTGGCGTCACGCCAGTCCTTCACCAGCAGCGTGGCTTCTTGCAGTGACAGCTCCACACCCATCTTGGCTGCAAAGGTCTGCACTGCCTCGGGCCCAGCACCGTAACCACAGGACAGCTCGCCGACCTTGCCGGTCTGACGCTGCTGCTTGGTGACAGCCTCGTATGCGACGTTGAAGATCTTCGCCGCCTGGTGCTCGTAGATGCCTTCGCCTCTGGCGTAGGCCTGCAGCTTCCAGGTCTCCCCGGCCTGCCATGCCAGCCCGCGGGACTCCACACTGCTGAAGTCTCCGACGATCAGCCGGCCGTTGGGATGGCTGGCTCTGAACACCTGCCTCAGGTTCGAGGCGAGTTGGTCGTTGGGCCATGACACGTTCGGGTCGTACAGCAACTCGACGTCATCGCCCTGGCCGTTGAGCCGCTTGAGGTTCTGCATCTGCACACCACGTCCTGAGGTGCGGTACGTGGCGCCGGCACCGATGTGCAGGTATGAGTCCCGCAGCCGGGAGCCAGGCCCGACACGATCGATCAGCGTCTGCAGTTTCTTCAAGCTGGACCCGCCCATCACCTGCTTTGTGTGCAACAGTTCGAGAACCTCCTCGAACCCTGAACGCTTGGGCTCATCAATGCCCATCGCTTCCAGGCGTTTGGTCAGTGACGTGCGCATTTTCTGCACCGAAGTCTCGTCGAAGGACGACGCCCGAACTCCCCGTTCCTTGCACCACGCTTGCAGCTGTGGAAACGAGGACATGTTCAGATCCGGGGCATCGCACAGATCGCGGAAGTTCTCGATCGCTCGGTCCACATTGTCGAGGTAACGCCGTTGCATCTCCTCGACCAGTGGCATGTCCACGAACCAGCCCACGTTGTTCATGTCCATCGTCACTGCTGTGTTCGCCAGCTCCTTGTCCGACATCAGTGGCAGCAACAGCATCGCCAGGTCGTAGCTCAGGTCGGCATCGACCTGGCAGTAGCGGCTGAACTCCTGCCACTCCTGCGGATGGTCGACCACGATCTGAGGATCGAAGTCGCCGAGACCGGACGTGGCCTGGTACTTGCCCGGGATGGAGAACAGCTTGATCAGGTTGAACCCTGTCTCCACCTTGTCCAGGCCCAGCAACTGTGGTGCCGCAGCCTCGAGCTTGCCGGCAGCACCGGCAGCGCGGGCCAGCACCGCAGTGTCGATGAACTTCTCAGATGGTACCGGCATGCCCATCCGACTCAGCACTGCTTGCTCGAAGCCTGCGTTGTGCGCAGCGATGCGGACCTCGGGATCTCTCACCAGATACCAGAGCCCGCCGCGTGCAGCCTCTGGATCCCGCACGAAGTCGAAGACTTCGCGCACTGTGACACCCCTGTTGTTCACGTACTTCACTGCTGCGATCAGCGGTGTGAAGAACTCACAGTTCACGTAGTTGTCCAGCCCATTGGTGGGTAGATCCGTGACTGCATACGTCTCGAAGTCGAGACCGATGACTCTTTGCATCAGGTATTCCTCTTTCAGTAGTCAGTGATGCGAAGATCCTCAGCCATTGAGAATCTCGTCCTCGTCGATCAGACGGGGGTACAGCAGATCCAGCATGGTCGGGCACAAGGGCTGGCCCTTGAGTCCACGACCATGAGGATTTGCAGGACAGAACTGGCAGTGATGCCCAGGTGAGAACTGTGTACTGCCTGCTTGGATCGCTGCCTCTGTAGCAGAGGCCTCGTTCATGAACTGCGCCAGCGTCCTGGTGTCTGCGAACCATGACTCCGTGACGTTGGCCCAGGGCTGAACGATGTGCAGCCAGACACCCTTTGCTTTCGGCGCGAGGTGCCCATAACTGGCGGCGTAGTACAGCATCTGCCGGTTGTCGATCACCTCGACAGGGATCTTCCCTGTCTTCAGATCGACGATGTGCATCTCGTCCGAGACGTACATCACCAGGTCTGCCGTCGTGTTCGGCTTGGTAGCCAGCCACTCGACCGTGACCTGTTGCTCGATCAGCAACTTGAAACGCCGGCGACGCCGGATGTTGTTGACGAACTCGAGAGCACGCGAGAAATTTTCTGCGTCTCTCAGCGGTAGGGCCATGACCCCGGCGAACAACTCGTGCATGTGCGAGCCGCGGTTCGCAGCGTTGTCCGCATCTGGATCCACCACCGGTGGTGTCCAGTTTGGGATCGCCAGTTCCAGGTTGGCACTGGCATGACAGGACATGTGCCGTTCGGCACGGGATGCTGAGAACATCTCAGGCTTGGGCATTGCTTTCCTCCTTCATAGGAAAGGGCGGCCCACCCACCACAGCG